ACGATGCTAACTGTCCGAATAATCAAACGGCCGCGAAAACCGCAAAAAATATTTTAGGCTTGACCGAATTGCGGACGATGCTATCCTTCATGCGTCGGGGCATCCCCCCGAAACCATCACTAGATGAAAGGCTCGATCCATGCGAATCGCTCATAAGACTCCCGAATGCACGATCATTGTGGAAGGCGACGATATCCCCGCTCACGTCGAATGGACGACGCACGACGTGATTGATCGCGCAACGGGGCACGTCGTCGGAACCATCGAATGTGTCTGGGAGGATTATGTTCTCGCCGGCATGCGTCGACTCGGCAGCGTCTCGGATGGCGTGATGGCGCTCGCCCGCTGGGATTTTTCCGACGCCGCCGACGCCGCCGACGCGCTGTACGAAATTCGCCCGATGATCGGTTAACACTCGACGATTCGCCGTACTGGACGTTTCCCCGCATCCCCCCATTTTTGAAAGAAAACACGATGAAAACCGCAACCTATCGCCCGACGATGAAGAATTCCGATTGCCTGCGATTCGCTCGATTCTGCATGGAATGCGGCAGCCTCGCCGACGCTGCCGCTGAGGCTCGACGCATCGCCCGACGCATCCGCGGCAGCAGCAGGAAGCGGGGCACATGGAAGTACTTCCTGCTGCGATTCGCGGCAGCCCTTGAATCCGGCAGCCTGCCGCATTCCATCTTCGCGGAGGAAGGTAACGTCAAACTGCCTTTCGTCGCATTCTCGACGCTGCCGATTGTGACGTGCCCCGGCGCGGGGGCATGCGCAGGCATCGCAGCCCGCGGCGATGCGCCGAACCTCGCCGATGCATTTTGCTACAGCCTGCGAGCATGGCGATACCCTGCCGCATTCCTGCGGCAGGCGATGAACACGCTACTGCTGAGGTTCAATCGTCGTGCCATCATCGACGCTTTCAAGGCGCTGCCGGAGGGCGTCACGTTTCGGCTGTATGTCGACGGCGATTTTGATTCCGAATCGACGGCCGTTTTCTGGTTCAATCTGTTGCGGCAGCGCCCCGATATGGCTTGCTATGGGTATAGCAAGTCGTGGCCGATCATTGAAAAACTCGCCGGCATGGTACCGCCGAATTATGCCTTGAATCTGTCGTCGGGAGGCATCGACGACGACGACGCCGAATTCCGCGATAGACTCCGCGCGCTGCCTTTCGTTCGCGGCGATTTCATCGCGCTCCCCGTCGTCGGCGAGTTTGCCAAGGGCTTCGCTCGATACGATGACGCCGAATATCATCGCGCCGTCCGAAAGGCTGCCGAGGATGCGGGGCTCGGCAAAGTCTTCTCATGCCCCGGCACTTGCGGCAGTTGCACGGGCGCGGGGCACGCTTGCGGGGCTCGCGACGACGCGGGGGATTTCATCATGCCCCGCATCGTCGCCATCGGCATTCATGCGCCCGGTTATCTGTCCTGAGCCTGCCGCGCATCGACGACACGAGCCCCGCGGGATTCAAGCCCCGCGGGGCTCGTGCATGCGCAGGGCTCAGGCTCGATCATGACGGGGGCTCAGGCTCGGCAGGCAGGCGACGGCAGGGGCTCAGGCATCGCAGGCAGGCGACGACGGCGGGGGCTCAGGCTCGGCAGGCGACGACGGCAGGGGCTCAGGCATCGCAGGCAGGCGACGACGGCAGGGGCTCAGGCTCGGCAGGCAGGCGACGGCAGGGGCTCAGGCATCGCAGGCAGGCGACGACGGCAGGGGCTCAGGCATCGCAGGCAGGCGACGACGGCAGGGGCTCAGGCTCGGCAGGCGACGACGGCAGGGGCTCAGGCATCGCAGGCAGGCGACGGCAGGGGCTCAGGCTCGGCAGGCAGGCGACGGCAGGGGCTCAGGCATCGCAGGCAGGCGACGACGGCAGGGGCTCAGGCATCGCAGGCAGGCGACGACGGCAGGGGCTCAGGCATCGGCAGGCAGGCCGGCGCACTCGACGCCCCCCCCGAACGTGAGAACACGAGCCGCCCCGACCGGCGAAACGAGCCGCCCCCGAACGTGGAAACCAGCGCAGCCCCGAACGTGGAAACGCGCGCCGCCCCGACCGGCGAAACGCGACGCCCCCGATCATGCGAACCCGAGCCGAGCCCCCGAACATGGGAACCGGCGAGCCGCTACGAACCGCGCCGGCGGCTCCGGTCGGCCGCCCTGGCATCCGCGGCGGCCTCCGCGATTTCGCGGAGCTGCTCGACCCCGTACATATCAAGCACGAGCGACCAGTCCTCGCCGGCTCGCAGCCCCTGGCCGTGAGCGTGCCGCCAAACGACGGCAGCGATTTCTTCAGAGTAGGCCGGATCGGCGCCGGCCGCCGCGGCGGCATCGGCAGCCCAATCGAACAGTCTCGCGAGGTTTTCGATTTTCATGCCGGCATCGTATCCAGCGAGCCGCGGGGGCGCAACCCCGGCCGCGAAAACTCGAAATTTCTCACAATCCCAAGTGTCCAAACAACGCAAACCCGCGGGAATTCCGAGAAAAAGATTTTAGGCTTGACCGATCGACGGACGATGCTATCCTTGTGGCATGCGGGCGAATGAGCCTCCCCAGTGAAATGAGGTGACGAAATGTGCGACGACCAGAAAATCGTGAACGACATGGAAGATGCGATAGAGCGAAACGATCTGCGCGACATGGTGCGACTGCTTCGCGAGTATGACGGGAAGAACCCGATCACGTTTCGCCAGTTCAAAATCGAATACGGCGACGACTCGACCCGCGCCGAGTGGCGCGAGGCGATTGTCGAAGAGTGCGAGAGTCTGATCGAAGGAATCAAGCACGGCCGGGAATAGCCCCGACCGTGGAAACCCAAACCCCCTAGAAGGAAACGAGACGATGAAGAACCCCGCGACGATCCCCGGCAGCGTCATGGAAGAAATCGAACGGCGTATGGCCCGCGGCGATGATATGCAAGAAACGCGACGGCACGTCATCAAGCACCACGGCATGAGCGAATGGCGATGGCTCTCGACCACGCCGCACGAGCGACACGCTCGCGAGAGGGCGCAGGCCGCTCGCTCGATTCTGGAGGTGAGGCAGCTTATCCGCGAAAACGGCTTCAATACCTGGGAGGTCTGCGCCATCGCTCGCGATCCAGACGGTTTCGCTTTCTGTGACGGTGGCGGAGCCACCGCGGATGACCTCGGGAGGGAATCCGCCGGCCTTGCGTGATAGGCTCCCAGAGCAAACAATCGGCCGCCGGCGCGTTGCCGGTGGCCCCGACCGTGACAACCCCGTAAGAGGAAACCAGACGATGAAGGTATACAGCGTCAGCACGAACAAGACATGCGGCGGCCCGCATCATGGAATCACCGTATCGCTTATCAGCGGGCCTGGGATCGGCGTGCTGCTGCGGCACTTCCCCAGCAGCGAAGCTTCCGCAGCCCGCGCCTACGAGGCGAGGCTGCAACGAGTGGCGGAGATTCTCAACGAGACAAGCGCGGCGGCGGCCTTGGCGGCAGCCGCTGATGCGCTTGACATGGCGCAGGCGCAGGTCGATTGCGAGCGGGATCGGAAGACGCTGATCGCCGCGATGCACGCGGCGCGCCAAGCAGCTCGATCTCTTTAGTCGCCAGACCCCGACCCCGTACATCACAACCCATAACCCCGATTAGGAGAACCTGACGATGGCAGCGATTCAAGACTTTGGCGGCAAGATCGGCGGAGCGGCGAAAGACCGCTCGCCCCCCCGCGGGCCTCGATCGACCCCGACCGGCGAAACGGCGGGCGCTTCCGGCAGGCAGGCCAAGCCGCTCCGGTTCGCATGGTACATAGACCGCAAGACCGGCGCGGTCTATGCCGTGAAAGATGGAGACCGCGCCCATCGTCGCCTGCGGGAGTTCCCAAACGGCGAGGCTGCCCGCGCATTTATCGCCAGCCCCGCGGCGCAGTCCGAACTGGAGGCCGCCTGGGAGGTCGCCCGCGAGGCAGGCAACGTGACCGAAGAGAAGACACGCGGCACGTTCAACCGCCCTCGCAGCGGCCTCGATCACCGCGGCGGCGTCGATTCGACGCCGGAGTCTTTCCTCGCCACGTTCGCCCCCTACGGCGTGGAGTTCGGCAATTGGCAGACCGATAGGGCGGCCTGCCTCAACCAGACGCACGATGCGCTGTGCGACCTCGCAGGGGTCGTGCGGATGCAGGCCGGATCGCTCACGTTCGGCGGGAGGCTCTCCCTCGCATTCGGATCACGCGGCCACGGCAAGGCGTCCGCACACTACGAGCCGGAACGGCGGGTTATTAATCTGACCAAGACCTCCGGCGCGGGCTGCCTCGCGCACGAGTGGTTCCACGCCTACGATCACCAGCAGGGGGACGCTGCCGGCCTGGGGGGCTTTGCCTCAGCCGGCCGCAGCGATTTGTGGCTGACGCTGCAAGCCCTGCCAGCGGGGCTTAAAGACCGCAGCCTCGCAGCCGACCGGACCCGCAGCAAGCGCTACTGGTCGCTGCCCGAGGAGATTCTGGCGCGGGCGTTTGAAGCTTGGGTGAGGCAGTCGGTGGACAACGACTACCTCGCGAACATCCTGCCGGTGGAGCAGTTCGGCCCCGGCGCGTCTGTCTACCCTTACCCGCTGCCTGCCGAGATGCCCGCAGTGGGCGTGGCGTTCCGCCGGCTTTTCGGCTTGCCCTGACCCCCGTGGATGGAAACGAGAGCACCCCGAAGGAGGGAACGAGAGATGAGCGACCCCGAGATGTACGCACGACTGCGGATCGCGATGGAGCGGATCGATGCCGCGACTAATGGCCGCGAATGGTTGGCTGGTCGGCACATTCGCCGCGTGATGGATGCGATGGCGCAGAAGTTTTTCGACAGCACGGGCGGCGACCTGCGATGGCAGGCGACAACTATCCCATCGCCCGCGGAGACGTTCGGCGACAAGACTGCAAGTCAGGACTATGCCCCCTGGAGCGAAACGATTACCCCGACCGGAGAAACGACATGAATCCGATGCTGCCTTGGTGGAGCTGTTCCGCGATGATCCTCGACGGTGCCGACGAGATCGACGCCGACCTCGAAGTGCGGGCCGCGACGGCCGGCGAGGCCGAGGATATCGCCCGAGCCGAGTGGGCCGATATGGGCCTGGGTGCCGATGCGGTGAAGGTGCGGAGGTGCGACCAGTGACAAGCTATCAAGTCTCTCCGCGTGTCACGCTCCACCCTGGCGATCGATTCCGCGTGAGCGGCGGCCCCTACTACCGACTCGAAGACGGCAGCCGGGTGCCGCTAGCGGCTCGCGGCGTGTTCACGCTCGTGGCAGTGGATCGCGGGCGGCGTGGCAGGGTGCAGCTCCTCGCCTACGGGGCCGGCGGTTTCGCGGTGCTCCACGTTGCCGGCCGGCGGCGGTCGCGGGTGCCGGGGCTCGTCTGCCGCCCCTATCGGGTGCGCCGGGCTGGCGGGCAGAAAACAATTCGGCCGGCGCGCAAGAAGCAGTTGCCCGCGGCGTAATCATTGCGTAGGATTGACCTACCAAAGGACGAGACTAGAAGGGGCAGCGTAGCCCCGGCCGGCGAAACGAGACGATACCCCGATTAGGAGAACGCGACGATGAGCCGAATGAAGGATGCGATCATTGCATGCTGGGATGCGGACGCGATCCCAGTCCCTGGTGGCACTGTGAAGAAGTGGCGGGCGGCGGGCCATGCGGCCCCGACAATCCGCGTGCCGGTGACTGGCTACGACGGGCAGACGATCATGCTCCGCGCCATGCGGCACCGGGATGCCAGCGCGATGGCTATTCGGTTGGAGGGGTCGAGCGACGGTCGCCGGCTGTGCCGCGAGCTGGCTGCCCTGCGGAAGTATCGGTACATGACTTTGCCATGCCGATGCGGTGCCTGCGGTGTTCGCGGGCAGCAGCATTACTTCGTGAATACCGGGGCGGAATTGCTCTGCGTGAATTGCGGCTGATTCCCCGCCGGCACGTTGCCGGCGGGGAGTGGGCAGGCACAAGGTGAAGGAGAGATGCGATGGTCAATCAGTTTCCAGAAGCGGGGCAGTCCCGCGGGCGGTTCATCACCTGGGCAAGAGAAATCACCGAGGAGGCATTTCGCCTTGACCCGATTTTTATGGACGAGGCCGCCGTGAGGATTTTCGGCGGCTCCGTCTGGTGCTGGACGGGATCCGAAACGACGGACGCGAAGATTCACGCGATCTGCCGAGCGGCGATGATCGTGCGGTTGCAGGCCGGAGCGGCCTGACGGGATTCCCCGCCGGCACGTTGCCGGCGGGCGTGGAAACGACGAAACTACGATGACCCCCAGACGGGGGAAACGACACGAAAGGGAAACGATGGCGACCGAGCACATTTATGACTACCAGACAACGCTTGACGGCAAGCCCGAGAAGGTGACATTCACCATCGTGCGAGATACCGCGGCAGAGAAAGCAGCCGGCCGGCACCTGTGGCCGATCACGGCGACCGTTGGAGAGAAGTCGCTCCGATACGTTGTCGCGGCAGGGACAAGGCTTAGAGAGTCTCGCAGCGTCTTGCCAGACTTGGCCCGCGACGGGTTTATCACGCGGGAACGCGAGATTGAACCATTTGGCGGATTCGGCAGCTATGACCCAACGACATGACGACCCACCGCTACCCCCGGCCGGCGAAACGCTCGCCGGGGACTGCGGCGGGCCGGCGTGGCCCCTGGAACGTGGAAACGCGACGGCCCTGGAGGGCCGCCGCAGACCGGAAACCTAGAGACGAGGAGACAGACGATGACATACACGAAGTGCCAAATTCTGAATCACGAGGTCGAGTTCAAGTCGATTCCGACCAGCGGCTGCATCTCGGTCGGCGTGGATGGCTGGCTTGTCGGCAACTACGAAAACGATTCGGCGGCGATCGTGGCGGCACTGGAGCAAATCCGCGTGATGGACGGACTAGTGAAGCGGCCACTCATTTCCAATCGTATTCGCAAAAACCTGCGAGAGATGGTCGCTGCGAACGCATCTTGAGCCCCGCCCCGTGGAAACTTTGACCCGATTACACCATGCCGCCCCGTGCGGCGAAACGAGCACGATCATGATGGGCATCAACATCAACGACCGCACCCAGGACTTCACCGCTCAGATTCTGCGCGGCGAGAAGACGGTCGAAACCCGCCGCACCGACTCGCTCCGCCCCTATGTGGGAAAGCGGGTCGGCATCGTCCGCACCGGCCGGGGGCGGGCGACACTGGTCGGCTACGCGACCATTGGCGAGCCGATTCGCTACGAGCACCAGCGGCAGTTTGCAGCCGACTACGCTCGCCACCGAGTGGCGGCGGGCTCTCCGCACGACTGCGGCCCCGAGGGCAAATTTGGCTACGTCCTGATCGACGTTGAGGCGACGCCCCCCAGGCCGGTGACGAGCCGCGGGATCGTGGCGAGGAAGATTTAGGCACAGTGCTCGAGGGCCGCCGCCACCCCGAGCATAGAAACCCCGAGCGGCGAAACGAAAGGACGATGCGATGACGAAGGAAGGATTCAAGATCGACAAGAAGAAGCGAATGTCGAAGAAGGCCGTCTGCGCCTACTTCGGTGAACGCGGGATGCCCGTGTCCCCCGCGGAGGTGGCCTTCCATGCGGTCGGCACGTTCACCAGCAGGAAGTGGGATCACGAGCACGGCGGTCGCTTCACCGACGAGCTGGAGACCATCCCCGCCCTGGCCGTGATCATCAAGGAACGGCCGGCTGGCATCTGCGACTGGGGCGACACCGACGAGGGCCGCATGGATGTCTACTCGCTCAGAGACATTTATGGAGAGTGCCAGGACGATGTCCCCGCCCCGAAGTACGCTATCGCCGCGGCGAAGCGGGCAATACGGCCCGCGAAACGAAAGGCAGCCCGATGATCTCATACGAACCGATCCCCGCGGAGATTCGGCGCGAGCTTTTTCAGGTCATGTTCGACCGCATCAAGATGCACTACGAGCTGCGGCAACGCATCCGCAGGAGCGCCGGCCTCCCCGCCGGCAACATGGTCACTGGAGCGTTCCGGCGGCCCGTCCGAGGAAACAAGAGGAGACCCCGATCATGAAAAACCGAATCACCCCCTACGAGGCCGGTTGGCTGACGTTCTTGGTCAGCAGCGGCATCGCCTCCGAGGCGGCCTGCCGCGAGGCGATGAACCGCGTGGCCCAGGACGCCCTCGACGAGATCAACCGCCTGCGGGCGGCCAGGAAGAAGGCTGGCAAAAAACGCAAGGACAATTAGGCTACTGGTCGATAGTTCAATAGGCTACGAAACGACACTTCACAGGAGACTCCCCATGAGTCACGCAGTAGGCGATTCGGTCTGGTTGGCGACTTCCCATGTCGGATTTGACGGCCTCTCCCGCGGCCATGTCCTGCGGGTCGAGGTTGTCGCCGTCATCGACGGCACCGTGATGATCCGCTACCCGTCCAGCGGAACGATCCGCTCGGTCGAGGCCGCGTCGGAGACGATCTGTGACAGCGAGGCCGAGGCATGGGCCGCCGTGGCCCGCGAGCTGACCACGGCCCGAGGCCGCGTCCAGGCGGCGATCGACGAGGCCACCGCCAAAGCCGCCGGCTGCCGGGTCGGGGAGGCGGTGCCGGCATGAACCCCCGATCGTGGAAATGGGTCATGGACGACCTGATCCGCACGCTCGTGCTCGTCCGACTCGGGCAATTGCTCGGGTCGGAGAGCACGGCGGCGCGGGCCGTCCACGACCTCGTCGAAGCCGTTTTTTCGATTGTCAGGTGATTGGCCTGACGCATAGAATGACACCCCTACCCGAGTGTGGAAACGAGAGGACACGATGAAACCCATCGACCCCAGCGACTACCTGACCATCCAACAGGCAATGGACGCTCTCGGCTGCCCCAGGCGGACGCTTGCCAGGGCGATCCTGCGGGCCGAGACGGCCGGCAAGAAGATCGTCACCGAGATTCTCGGCAAGAGCGTGATCCACAAGTCGAAGATCGCCGTGCTCAAGGAGTTCTACTACCCATACGGCTCGCCGGCCCACCAGAAGATGGTGAAGAAGTGGGGCTCCGCCGGGGGCACACAGAAAAGGATCAATCGCGAAGAGGCGGAGCAGGGGCGGTAGTTAAAGCCTGCCTTTAACTTGAGTCGCGGGCCGTGCGCTTACTATGGCATGCCTTGTGTAAAAGCCGGAGGTTACTGAGGCTATCAGTACCACCTTTGGCCTTCTCGACGATGTGGTCGATGTCGCCGCTTTCGCCGACGATCAGCATCCCGCACAACTGGCAGATGCCCTGGTCGCGGGCGATGACGGCAAGGCGGGTGCGTCTCCAGGCGGCCGAGCAGTAGCCGCGGGCCGCCGCCGTCGGGCGGGCCTCCCCCCGTGGGGCGAAACGAGCCGGCCTATACGTCGGGATTCTTTTCGGCACGAGCCTGCTCCTGCCACCCGTACATCAGAACCTTGTGCGCGTGGTTCTTCTTCCACCACGCGATGATCGCCTTGACGATCAGTTGAGCCAGCACGCTGATCAAGATCGCGGCGATCACTGAGCCGTACTTGTCCCTGGCGCGGATGCGGAGGCGGGCGGCGAGCACCTCCTCCATGCGGTCAGGCGGCGCGTCGATTGGGAACTCCTCGACCGCCCATTCGACGAGCTGATCGCGGAGGGCGGGATGCGTCGAGAGACGGATGCCACCGGCTCGCGAGACATACCGCTTTAACGTGTCGTACTTGGCGTCGGGCATTTGCCGTCCTTGCATGGTGCGGGGGCGGCGGAGGTCGCTGCCTTTCCAGTGCCTTTACAGACAGGGCACTCAGATCGCACGCGGCCGTCAGACAAATACCCGAGGCCGCGGCAATTGCTGCAAACGCCAGACGGAGCAGGAGCCGGCTTGGCCTGGGCCATCAGCGAGTACCTGCCGGCCACCGCGACGAACGGCCGGAGGTCTTCGGCGGCATGCGTGCAGCCGCAGAGAGACAGCAGGAGGACGATCAAGAGCTTAGACATTGCCTTCGGCTCCGTAGGTCGTGTGCTTGCGGCGAGGCCAGCCAGCCACGCTCGAGAGAGCAATGCACTGGCATCGGTCAAGGTTGTCGGCGAGTGCCCAGAAGCATCCCTCTGGAATCAGGAGATCGGTGCCGAGCACCTTGCGGCTCCCTGAGTTCCATTTCGCCCAGGAGTTGACGACCAACACGAGCCCCTGCCCGTACTTCCTGTGCGTCTCCGGCCGATCGTCAAATCCTGCGAGCCCCATCGAGTGGTGCCACACCCCAATTTGACGACTTACGCCATCCTCATTTCTGGTTCGATCGAAGCCTAAAGAACTACATACGAAGCAGCCGAAACCGGCCGCGAGGAAGTCCCTGATCTGCTCCCTGCCCTTGAGGAACGTCGCCGTCCTCGCGACGTACTGCTTGCTCTCGCGCAGCCAGTTCTCGCCGGGGGGCGTCGCGCCGCCGAGACGAATCGTCTTCTCGGTGTAGTGCGTCAGGTCGATCTTCAGATCGGGGTACGGCTTGCGAATGAGGAAGCCCTTCTCGCAGGCAACCTTCGCGGCTTCAGAACACACCCAGCCGTCCCCGGCAAAATTTCTCCACGCAAAAAGTGATTCGCTGGCGATCACTGACTCGCGGATGCCGGCCTCTGGAAGTTCAGGAGCGCCCTCAAGCCTGCCGGTCACCTCGTCGGGCTTGTTGTCGTAGATTTCCGCGCTCAAACTGCCAAGCAAGGCACGCGAACACCCCCATCCGACGCAGTTGTGGACAGCGTATCCGTTCGCGATGAATGAGTGATCCTCCTCGACCTCGAGACAATACACATCGCCCTCAAACGCTTCGCGGGTCGTCTCGGCAACCTTCTTCCACATGCCCCACTTGCCGGCCTTTTTCCCAGTAGATACGCCAAGCCCCCGCTCGGTCTTTGCGGCCGGAAAAGCCGCGATGGCATTGTCGCCGAAAAGATGAAGCACGTCCGCCGACTTCGACTGCTTATAGGCAGGCCGCGTGCTGACGGAGGCGACGGCCCCGCACGAGTTCGCGATGTCAAACATGTCGCGGACAAGACCGCTGGATACAGAGACAGCACACGCCGAGAACACGTTGCTTTTCGCTGGCTTGCCTGTCTTGAACGCGAACGCCCCCTTCGCCACCTGCTTGAGATTGCCGTCGCCTGCAAACCAACCACGAAGCAGCCCAAGACGGACAGACTTTTTCGCCGTCAGAAAAACTCGGTTGACCCGTTTTGTGTATGTGTTGCCTGGGGCAAGCTTCTTGAACAGCCATGCCACGGGGCCGCAGTTGAAGCGAACGTAGACGACAGACGGCTTTGAGGGGACTCTGACAATCCTTGCGTCAAGGCCAAATATGTCATTTATGAACTGAACCGCTGTCTCCGCGAGAAACGCTTCATGGGAGCCCAGGTTAAACGTGATCCGCGAGGGTCCGTACTTTCCATAGTCGCACGAACCCTCGGCAAGAAAGAGGCCGATCAGCCACGCGAGCCTGAAGTCCAGCGGGGCATACCTGTTGATTTCTTTTTTACCGTGAAGCCAACGAAGTCGATGTTCAGCCGTCGGCTTCACGTTCCGCGGGTCGGCCTGCCCGAATGCAATCGCCCGCGGCGCTTCTGCGAGATCGAAGACGATCTCGTCACCGATTTCCGCGTGCCGCGGGATGAGGACATCCGTACCTTTCGTGATGAGTTCGGATTGGCACCAGAACGGATTGTCGTCGTTTCCACAGACAAAACGGTGGTCTGGAGTAGAGCGGACGCTCCTCGGCACTCCGCGGGCTCGCAGTTTCACAAGGTCGCCCTTGTACGGCTTCTTGAGTGTATTGAGCACCCTTCGGACGTTGCCGTTGTGGGTGACAACGCTCTCGCCCACCGCGACCGCCTCGATCGGCTTCTCGGTCCCGTCTGCCATGCGTACAGTCGTGCCGGCCGGAAAGCAGTCGCCCCATAATTGCGACGGCCCCGGCAGCGAGCCTGGAAACACGGCCTCGATGGTTCGCCAGAGCGTCGACAGCCTGCCGGCCCCGGCCTGCTCAAGCCCCCAGTCGTAGGCGACGTTCGCGCCGTTCGGATCGCCGCCGTACCGCAGCACATAATCGGCGAACACCTCGTCGGCCCGCGGGTCTTTGCGGCAGCCGATGAACCCCTTCGCGTATTTCTCGACGGGGTCGAAGTCACTCATTGCCATTCACCTTGAAGCACCACTTGAGCACCCCGCAGGCATCCATGAGCTGCTGCCGCTTCACGGCATCGACCGTGGCCGTGTCGGCCCCCGCCGCCGCGAAGAAGACGGCATCGATGGCCTTGTCGAGTCCGGGGTACTTGCCCACGTTCTTCTTCTGGATGGCAAGCTGAAGGCTCCCGGCGTGGAACTGCGCGAACTTGTCGGTGTCGCCGATGATCGGCGTCGACCGCTCGCCGTCCTGCTTGAGGACATACTCCATCGCGTCGTAGAAATTGGCGAGATACTCCCGGTCGGCCGGCAGCATCCTGGGCAGGATCGACTTCAAGTCGCCGGCCCACTTGATCTGCTCGGCGGCAGGCTTCTCGGCGACGACGGTCGTCTGCGGGGGCAGCGGCCACTTCACGTCCAGCGAGCCGCCCTTCCAGGCGAATGCGAGCAGTGCGCCTGCCACGATGTACCTCGCTGTGTTGTTCACTACTTGTCGCTCCCGGCCACCAGGGCCAGCGTTAGGGTGTCGATGGCTGCCCTCTGGGGGCTCTTCTCTTCGCCCAGGAGGCCCGTGGTGTTCAGGCGGGCTCGCACTCGGGCGAGGTTATGAATGGCGTCCTCGTAGCCCACAGGGGCCACGCTGGGGGCTGGCAGGGGCGTCGATGGCAGCTTGCCCAGCACGAACTTGCCGACGGCGGCGATCTTAGGCCACGCCACCACTGCCGCCGCAATAATCCCGGCCCCAATCTGCTCGTAGGTCATGTGATCTCCTGTGCGACGAGTGCGAACCATTCAACGAGTGCCTGACCCTCGGGCGTCTTCAAAACCGCCTCGATCCGGTCAAGCACGTTGTTGTCCTTGTCAGTGACCGTCTTGTCGGCCGCCAGCCGGAGGGCGGCGACCAGAGCCAGAGCCTTCTCCGCGGGCGTCTTCGCCAGGGCGACGGCCTCGAGCTTCGCCAAAAGCGGTGCCCACGCCGCCAGCAAGCGGACCTTGTCGATAATCGACAAGCTGCCGTACATCTGGCCGAACTGCTCGTCACTTACGTCCATTGCGATTTCTCTCCAGAAACGCCTGATATTCCCGGCTAGTCGTGCGGCCTTCGCTCGTCAGCTTGCCCCGCACATACGGCTGGTCGCGGACAAGTGCCATCAGCGGCGTCGAGTCGTCGCCGCGGCGACTCTCGAACTCGCGATGGTCGATGTCGGCGTCGTCAATCACCATGCACCATGAAATTCATGCCGTCATATGCGTCGTCGAACACGGCCCTGGCGAACTCCGCGGCCTCGCTTTTTCCGATCGTTCTCCCGAACGACCAGACCTCGTCCTCGACGATGTCGTCGCCCTTGCGAATCGTCAGCCTCGCCTCCTTTGGAGCGATCACCAATTCGACTTTCGCCAGCATTGTTGTCTGCTCCAGTAGGCACATTCATCTTACCAAGTCGGGACTCCCTCTCGGCGGGACTCCAAGTGGCCCGAATCTTGGCGCACTCAAGGCGAATCTGTGCCGGGGTCGGCAGGTAAAAATCGGGCTCGGGGCGATCCGGTAGCCCCAGGATGCCGGCGGCCACCGCCAGCTCGTCGACCGAGAACTCTAGCTCGACGCAGATTTCCTCCGTCGTCGAGTCGCCCTTCCAGAGCCGTCGCAAAGCCCGCTTCTGGTTGGCGGAGAGGATCATGGCAATATCGCGACGTACCTCGAGCCTGGGTTCAAAAAAAGCTGGTAGCCGGCCTTCTGCATCGAGCGGTGCAGGAAGACGTGCTCGCAGTCGCCGCCCTCGTAGGTGCCGGCCAGGAACGCCTCGCGGCGGTAGAGGCACAGGCCGCCGAACGCCGAGTTCATCGGGATCGGCGGCGACCCGACGGGCGGCATGAGCAGGTGGAACCACGCATGGTCGCGGCGGTCCTCAAACCAATTGAGCCTCGCTGCCCACGCATCGTACTGGGCCGCCCCGTAAGCCCCAGACGGTTCCTCTCGCAGGAACAGCGAGTAGCTCGCCATCGCCCCCGGCTCCCGCCGATGCCAGGACTCGCCCAGCATCTCACAGAACCAGCCGAGGCTGTTGAGCACCCCATCCACGCTGAATCCGCCGTGCGGGTCGGTGTCGAGCACCATGACATACCCGGCGTCGACCGCGTAACGCCGCACCCACTCCTGGCACTTGGTGCGGCACTTCGCCAGCCGCACCGTCCGCTCAGACCCGAATCCTCTGGCGTCCTCGCCGCCCAGGCTGTCGTGCTCGATCGTAACCCACTGGCGGATCGCGAAATCGTCGAGCACGTCGTTCGTACCGTCGGTCGAGTCGTTCTCGTAAACGAAATAAACGCAATCCCTCCAGAGCCCCGCCAGCTCGTCCACGAGCCGCAGCGTATTCTTCAGGTGCGGCATCGAGTTCCTGGCGATGCTCACGATCGCCAGCTTCTGCCGGCGGGCCTCCACGCGGCCGAATTCGACGTGTTCGCGGTAGCCGGCGACGTAGGCGTCACCGACGGACCACATATCCTCGGGTCGGCTGACGGTCATGCCACTGCTGTATCTCAGCCTCATGTCGATATTGCCTCGATCATGGCGGCACGCCGGTCTGGGAAGCAGGTTGCATGGAAGAAGCGACAGCCAGAGACTCCCCTGGAGTCTCTGGCGTGCGGATTCCACTCATACGGCAACTCCGCCCAGGCGCGACCGGCGGGCGTCGCTACTGGCGTCGCGTCGGGGTCTCCGCCGAGGGCTGCGATCAAGGCGGCCTGCTCCCACCAGCAAGACGAGCGTCGAAACCCATTCAGGGGCCAGAGACTCTCAAGCAACTCAGCGGCTTCGGCGCGAGCGAGCCAGACGCCGCAGTTGGGAACGGCCCCGTCCTCGGTGTGATGCACGACCATGCCCACCGAAGCGCCGGCGGGCAGGTCGTCAAGTATGTCGCGGTCGTCCCTGAGCACGACGACATCGGCGTCCAGCCAGAGCGCGGCGTCGTACCCGCCGTTCAGGAGCGTCAGGATCAGCGGAATCTTGCCCCACGACGGATGCCGGCTCATGCCGGCGAACTGCTCGCCGGACGGCACGAACAGGTCGTAGCCGTGCCTCTGGGCATACCTCGCGAACGTCGGCATCGCCACGTCAAGCAGCTCGGCCATCGGGCCAAAGCCGAACGTGGTTAGTACCTTCCTCATTTCCACCCCAAGAACAAAGAGCGACCCCTGCTATCCGCGTCGGCCACGGTCGTACTGAACTTCGCCGCCACCGCCGCCTGCATTGAGTCGTCAAGTTGCTCGAAGTCGTGGATTGCCAGAATGCTTCCCGTAACCTCGGCGCAGCCCAGGTACTCGAGAAACGCCGCCGGCCCGTGGACCGCGTCGTGGAACACGAAGTCGAACTGCCCAGGCTGGCACTGCGACAGGTAAACCTCGGCATCGGCGGTAACCGGGAAGATGTTCGTGATCCCGAGCGTCGCCCAGTAGGTCTCGCGCATCGCCTCGGCGACGGTGTCTGACAGGTCGACCGCCGTGATCGATGACTCAGGCGAGGCCAGGGCCATCGCCGCCGCCGAGAGACCCATGTGGCTTCCAAGCTCAAGGATTCGCCACCGCCTGCCTTCGACGGCCTCGCAGAGCATGCGGATATGCCGCCGGTCGGTGGTCATCGGGTGCGAGTCATCGATGGACTCAACGAATTCACGCCAGTCGCTCACGACACGTTCTCCAGAAAATGTCTCGCCTCGGCCGCCGAGGTCACGACGGCCACCGGGCATCCTGCCGCCGAGAGTTCACGCATTCTGTGGAGCTGAATCTTCGTCGGCTCTTCGCCTGGGCGCTTGCACTCAAGCCAGAACGCGCGGCCGTCCTTGATCATGAGCACGTCGGGGACGCCCGCCATTGAATAGGCGTTCCCGTGGAACTTCGTCGCCCAGAAGCCCAAGGCTCTTCCCTGAGCCATGACATTTGCAACGATGGTTTTCTCCAGGGGAGCTTTCCGTTGCATTTCCTGATTGTCTTACACGGCAGGGTTATGGTCAAGACGAAAACGAGTATGCCTCGCGGTCGAAGTGGAAGTTTCTGATCTCGACTCGCTTGGGCCGGTAGCACTTTGCCATCCTGCTGCGCCGCTCCTCCGGCGTCCACGTCGCGCGGATGGCGGCGGTACGCTCGGCGATCTGCTCGGGGGTGGGGTCCGGGGTCTCTGGCTCACGCGGAGCGTTGAACTGCGGCGGCCGGCGGCCCAGGCGGTGCTTGCGGACGAGGTTGAAAAGGTGGCCCCTAGTGCAGCCCAGCTCCTCACAAATCTGGTCGCTCCGCATCTCGCTCTTCCAGAGATGCGTCAGGTACTTGAGGTCGATCGGGGGGCAGTGCATGGAATCCTCCTTGATGGGGTGAAAACGGAACTTACGGTTGAACGAGATTGGGGCCAGAATCGGTGTTGCGGTAGACGAATCCTGCCGTTTCGATCGCGGCCCGCAGGCAATCGACGAGTTCGCGAAGTCTCGCAATCTCGTCGCGGGCGGCAGACGTGCAGGCACGCTGCACCTCGATCTCGGTCGCCGCCTCCTCGAACAACGTGCCGCTGTGCGCGAGGTGCAGCCCACGCCAATGGCGGAGGCGGGAGACGATGTCGCCTGAGTAGGCGGCGGTGTCGATTTTGTTCACTCCAGCCGCTCCAGCACCTCCCATGAGCCGTTCGGCCTCTGCCTTGTCGAAACTATCCTCTGGATAGGCCAGATCGACCACCGTCGGGAAGTGCCTCAGGAGACGCCGAGCCTCGTCGCGAGCGGCCTTCGGAATCTTCTTGTACCCGTCGGGCAGGTACGGGCTAGAGAGCCGGAAGAGGAAATCTCTCGCGTAGACGACAGCTCGAGTTCGCTCTGACGGCATGGTCATGTCTTCACCTTCTCACTGCATGCGTCGCACAGCGTCATGATCCAGCCACCGCCGCGACGCTCGCCAGCGGAGCCGCACTGTTCGCATGTCACGGCCGACACGGCCTCGGCCATCGCAATCACGCCCTCGCAGTAATCGTCGCCGCCGTGGTAATAGAGCCGCAAGGCTCCCCACTTTTCCTTGACTTGGGTGAACTGAAACGACGGCGACCCCGTGTGCTTCTCGCGGGCGGCGATCTCGCTGCACGCCGATCGGATGATTCCATGCCAGCCGTCTCCGCACTCGACGCCAAATGCCATGCAACTCCCCTTGCTCTCACGGTTCGCGAAGAGCGTCGGGAAGTCTTCGTAGAGCTTCTGCTCAAGTTCGGGGCTCACAGCCTCTTCTCCATCTCGTTGCAACGAGTGTCCAGCGTGGCGTTCACGTCGCGGAGAGCGGTGATGAGCAGTCGCTGCTGCTGGTTTTCAGCCAGGAGCTTCTGGTAGCGATCGTGGCCGCGGTCGTTCTCTTCCTCCAGAGCCCTGACCTTCGCCTCAAGCGACGCCAGCCTGTTTTTCGTCAGCCAGTTGATGATCCGCTTCATTGCGTCACCTCTTTGCAAAATACGCCCTCCGGCGTCAACGTCCCACGCCGATCCTTGATCTCCCCGTAGGCCGACGCGAGGCAGTCCTCGATCGACACGCCCTGGAGGGCCGCGTAGATGATGAGCGTCACGAGCACATCGCCCACGCCGTCAACGATGCCCTCGCGGTCGTTCTTGAGCGTGGCGTCAGCCAGTTCGCCCAGCTCGCTGACCGTCTTCATCAACTGGGCCTGCGGCGTGCTGTTCGGGGTGATCTGGCGATCTCTCGCCCAGGATTCAACTTTATTGATTAGGTCGTGCATCTTCCCTCCACCATGCTTGGATGATTCTGTAGTGCCGCATGATTTGTCTGGCCGATGGCCCGAAGAAAACCTCGTCCCTCGCGTAGACGTGAATCGCCGCCCCACAGGCCAGCGGCATCGTCTCGCACTCCTCGGGCACCGGGCGAACCGCCCCGTCCAGCGGGCCGCCGACGAACTCGAGACGCAGGAGTTTTGTCATGGTGGCCTCCAGGCGGCCGGGGGAGGCGACGAGAGCGGCCTCCCCCGGCCTGACCCGGCGAGGAGGATCAGTTGGAGTAGCGGAGCACGGCGAACCAGCCGCGGCGAACCGGCGACCACGCGACGCCGCGTTCGACGATGCGGTAGCGGCCACGCATGGCCTCGTTGTAGAAACATGCCGACTTCACTGCCTCGAGCGGGCTGACGGTCGAGAAGCCGATGCCCTCTCGACGGCCACCGAGCAGGCGGCAGTGGCGGAGCACGCCCGAACGGGCGCAGTCCTCGGCCGTTTCCTGGGCACTGATCACGGTCGTCGTGGTGACGACCACGTTGTTCTCGCCGCTGGCGATCGTGGTGCAGCAGGCGATGGCGAAAGCAAGCAGAAACAGTCTCATGCGAAATCCTCCATGAAAGGGAAACTGAACCGGCCGCATTGTCTGGATCGGAAGCCTATCTGTCAAGATCGTCTTCCATCTCAACCAGAAACTTCCGCATCTCGTGAGCGTAGACCTCCATAGACTCTTTGAGCAGGAACGCGGCCGTCGCCAGCCCGTTGGCATTGACGGCCTTCGCGGCCCGCCCGAGAGCCTCGATCATGGGCATCGTCGCGACGAGCCTGTCGACCTGCACCGTTGCGGCGGCAACCATGATCCGCTCTTCGGGAGTCATCTCGCCGCCTCTTTCCACGACCCGTCGGGCTTCCTGTCGAACTCGACAAACGGAATGCCCAGGCGGCGTGCTAGCGATGCCATTGACGGCCGGAACACGGCGACTTCGTCGTGATCGACGAACACGCCGGCCGCCACGAGGCCGGCGACGCACAGAGTCGCCACGCCGCGGCGGCGGTAGGCCGTCGCCACGAACGCCTCGATCGTCGGCAGGTTCTGCCATATCTCAGTCCTCGCCCAGCCGAGGATCTCGCCTTGATCCAGGCAGATAGCGATCGTGCCGGCCGGCTCGCCGTAGAGCAGGGCACGCTGGAAGTCGCTCCCCGCCCGCGTCAGGTGGTCGGCGATGAACCGCCGCTCCGAGCGACGCAGGCGGGAGGTCTTGAGGACGAAGAGTTCCATTATCCAAGCCTCACATAGAGCGGGCCATGCTCTCCAACGAATGCGCCCAGGACGTTAAAGGACATGTACTCGTCGGCCTCCTCGTGCGTCATACCGTCGCGATCGACGAGAACCTGGACGCACTTGTCGTAGTCGTAGACGGCGACAACGGCGTGATGGTGATTCATCGTGTAGCCGATGAACCCCGCCTCCAGGCCGTCGGCCAGGAGAGCTTCGGGGTTGAGTTCGGCAAGCTCTTCGAGTCGTTCGACGCTCATTCGCCAGTGACCTCCTTGATCCACTCCCGATAAAGACTCACCCGCGTGTGCGCCGTCTCCTCGCCCTGCCGGCTCTTGAGCGGCCCCTTCGCCGCCATCGTGAAGCTGTTCACGCCGGCCAGCTTGCCGCCGGCAAAGAGCGGGCCGCCGGAGTCCCCAGGCGAGATGCAAAACTCGAGCGTGCTCGTGCCGCACTGGGCGTGGCAGACGATGACCGTCCGCTCGAACCGCTCGATCGTCTGCGTCCCGGCACGCAGTTTGCCGTCGTAGCCCGAGTGGCCGTCGGTCAGTCGACCGTGGAGGCCGTAGCCCACGATGCTCACCGTCTGCCCGACCTTCTCGTCTCCGTCGCTGAGTGGTGGGTAGTAGGCAATGCCGGCGGGCGTCTCGCAGTGGAGCAGGGCCAGATCGTGCCAGCCGTGCTTGTCATCGACCCAGTCGGGATGAGCGACCACGCGATCGACGGGGCGGCTGGCCGTACCCGTGGTCAGCGTGATCCCGTTGACGCCGTGAGCAACGTGCGCCGCCGTGATCGCCCAGTGCGGCGAGATCAGCGTGGCCGTCGCCTCGTTGAGCCTGCCGTCGGCGTCGCGACCGCGGAACTTGGACGTGTACGGGGCGAACGCCTTCGCGTACTCGAGGTACCGGGCATCGGGGACCGCGTCGTCAGTTGTGCCGGCCATCGCGGCCGGCACGCCCAGGAGGAAGGCTGCCAGGGCTTTGTCTTCGATGGGTGGGGTCATGCCTTCACGATCCTGAATTCCGAGCACCCGCACTTCGGGCAGGGGCCGTTGGATTCCTTTCGCTCGTTGCAGCGGTTGCAGTAGCGTGTCATCGCCCCTGCTCCTTCTCAAGCCAATCGGCCGCCTTCACCAGCCACGCCGCGACTTTCCGCAGCGCGTCTGGATTCTCCGAATAGTCGGGATCGTCGTTCGTCGGCGGTACGCTGTCGAAGCGACAGTCGACATACGCCGCCGCCCCGTCCTCTGACGGCCTGCACACCATGCAGAACAGCTCGTCGTCGATGTCGATCGGTGCAGGGGGTTTCACTTGTCCCTCGTCATGTACGGGATAAGGCTGATGTACGCGACCGCCCCGACGAACACGAGCAGCGTCGCGACGTTGAGCCAGACGCTGATCGACTGTTCGATTTCGTTCATGCCCAGATGACCTCGATTTCTACGACTGCCGTCTCCGGCGGGCTCCACAGCATCGGCCGGTCAAGGCTCGTGATGTCGACGGAGTCGACGTAGCTAGAAACCGTGATCGACACCGGCCGCTTGCCGGCGACCATCGGCTCGACCGTGCTATTCAGGTTGTCTGCCGACGGCGTCTGCCCTTCGATGTACCGATAGGTCACTTGAAACCTGTCGTGGTCGCCGACTGAGAGCATCCGCGAGTAGTGGACAACGTCGCATTCCTTGAGCTTCTCCATGACCATGTCCTGCGCGGACTTGGCGGAGTAGGTCGGCGTAGGCGTCTCAAGAGCCGGAGGTTGAACAGGCAGAGCCTGCTCAACCTCCTGGCCCGACGGCATCCTCACGCCAGCCGCGAGGGCCGCGCCGAATGCCGAGAACGCTTTGAGGAAGTCTCTGCGGAGCATCACTCACCGTTGAACCACTGTAGCCACGTTCGCGCCGGCTTCTTGAGCTGCTCGACATCGAACAGCAAGGCGGCCCACGACTTCTCCAGAGCCTCGACGCGGGCAGTCAGGGCGGCGATTCCCCTGGTAGCGACCACCACCATGCGATCAGTCGACTCGCCCTCCTCGCGGAGATCGTGAACCGTCTTCGCGATGTCGGCGAGCGACTTCTCGACGCTGAAAACTGGCTTTTTCTTGCTCATGCGACCTCCTCAAACATGGTCTTCTGGGTGTCATCGACGATCATGCGGTTATCACGCTGATACCGCTTCACAATGATTTCCAACGCCTCTCCGTAGGTCAGCCAAGGCAAATCCCGTCGAACCTTGAATGCGTCGCGCCACCAGTTGGTGCTGTCGACGCTGTCAAGACGCCGCACCTTTGTGTAAGCACGCAAGGCCCAGCCGTGGATGTGCATGTCCTCGGGGATGTTGTCGCATGCCCAGCGAACGAACCGCTCCTTGCCCTCGCGGGGAGGCACAAGGCCGATTCCGATCCAGTTACCTCGCTCGCGGGCTATGGCGACTAAGTCCTTCAGAAGTTCCGGCGGGTCAGAGTCGTGAATAGTAGGGAATCCGTTGGGCATCGCCTCATAGTTGCGGAGGCTCTGTCGCCAGTCGCCCGCGATGTCGTCAAGCCCTGCGACCGCGTCGGCGTGTCCGTCCCAGCGGAGCGACCAGTCGGCATACGCCGCGATGTCGATCTTCTGACCGGAGTTCAATACAGAGTACGCGCCGCTGTCGATCAGCAGCCGCCTAAAGGCGTGCTGGTACTTATCCAGAAATGGGTCGTACAAGCCGAACGACAGTAGCACTGGCATGCCCTTCACATGCTCTGCCTGCTGCTGGTTGCCGGGGCTGGCGAGATAGACGGTCATGTGATTGCCCTTGCGGCTCTTGCCAGATACCTGAGTTGATTTCGGGCGTGCATCGCACGGCATCTCGGGTCGCGGTAGCGCGCGGCCATGTATTCTCGGTGAGCTGCCCATTGCTCTGGAGTGCAATCCGACTTCTTGCGGCGAATGCACTTGGGAGCAACGCCGCCACTGCGGATCAAGGCAACACGATCATCGAAGGTCATGTGCTGTTCCTCGCCATCACGTCGAAGTTCATCAGGAACACAACGGCGGCCTCAAGCGAGTCAAGGATCGCGTGTGTGTGAACCATGAGCCACGGGCTTGGTGCTGACGCATCGGAGAACGCGACGACGCCTTTGCCGCTGTCCCACGCCCGAACCACCTCCATAGCAGTCCCCCAAGACGGCCGCGAAGCATTGACAAGGACAAAGTTGCAAGCGGCGATCGCGTGGAGGTCTGCTGAGACCAACTCCCTGGCGGCTGAGGCTTCCCGCCCCCTCAAGTCCCAGTCCATCGGATCAAATATGTCGAACTGGCCGCTGCTGAGGAGCTGCCGCGCCCTTGCACGCCAAGCCATGCACTCGTCGTCGGAGCACCCGTTTATGGGGCCAGCGAGGTATACAGCCTTCATGGCATCCCCCACGACTTGTGAGACTGTGCGCACAGCGTGTAATCGCGGTGCGTCTTGACCCATTCGACGCAGGCGGCGAGTGACTCTCGGCTCCCAGCCATAGGCTGGACGTAGCGATAGCCGAAGTCGGTGCCTGACAAGTCAAAATCTTCCAGCGCCATTTCGTTCAGGCCGGGCACGAGCTTTAGCTCCGCGCCCATCCGCTGCTCAAAACGCGCGGTGTGCGGCGAAACGGAAACCCACCACCAGTGGCCTTCCACTTTTCTCACGCCGCTCGTGGCGATGCACGGCTTGAAGTCCGCAGACCACAGAGCGAGATTGAGGGCGGAAAGGTCTTGGTCTGTCGGCTCGCCGCCAGTCACCCAGACGTACTTCGCTCGGCCGTTCTCAGCCCGGAGGCGAACGCACTCGTCGACAACCTCGGCGACCGTCGCCTCGCGAGCGAACGTGTAGTTCGTGTCGCATGTCGGGCAGCCGACGCTGCAACCGGAAAGACGTATGAAAACCATAGGCTCGCCGACGAAGTGCCCCTCGCCCTGGATCGTCCAATACACGCCCTGGCTGGCTAGCGTGAGTCTCATGGCGTCACCGTCACCGAGGATGTGTCGGTCTCGTGCAGGACGAGGCTCACGACGTTGAGGCCGGCGGCGACGAGCCGCTCCGCGAGATGCTGCGCCATGTTCTCGCACGACGTTTGAAACGGCACTTCGTAGACCTTTCCGCAGGCACCGCTGGCGATAAGCGCCGGCTTGGCCGGGTCTTTGCTGTACAAAAGAAGCGAGTGATCTAGTTCTGCGACCACCGTCATTGCCGCATCCTCGAGCGAGGCGAATGGGATGGTGACGCTGCCGGCCTTGTCGTGACGGACTGAAATGTCCACGCCGTAGCGATGGCCGTGGATGTTCTCGCACTTTCCGCAAATCTCAGGATTGCGGTGCGCGGCGTAGAAATGAAGCTTCTTTGTGACAATCACGTCGCAGGCTCCTTCGACGGTGCTCGGTAGATCAGCTCGTCCCGCACGATCTTGATGTGCTTGGGGGCGTTGATCACGAGCCTGACCGTCTTCCCGACGACCGACTCAACCGTGATCTCGATATGCGGCCGGTCCAGAATGAGCTTCTGGCCGGGGCGCCGCGTGAGACAAAGAGCCATTTCAGGAGTCCTTTCCGATGTGTGCGGCAGTAGCTTAACGAGACCCAACTGTCCTGTCCAGATGTTTTTTGCACGCCTCCTTCACCATCTGCCGAGGGTGGCTCTCGGCAGCCCACTTCAGGTAGTCCAAGCCTCGCGGCTGCTTCTCTACCTCGTCAAGTGTCAGGCCGGCGAACCGGCCGTCTCGCAGGACGAACTCCTGCCCTCGAGGCTTGAGATGCCCCTTGATGGCCTTCACCCACTGGCCGGTGCCGCAGAACGCGCACGAGAGATACCACTCGCCATGCTCCTCGTGCAGGATGTCGTGGGATTGGGTGTTGCAGGCTGCGTCAGCGCAGTCGTAAGTGTGGTCGATCATGCCGATGGGCAGGATCGCCCTCTGCGGCCTTGAATCCGCTTTATAGATCGGAGTCTCTTGGATGACCTGCACCGCATCCGCCTGCGCGCGAGAAGGCCGCTTCTTGGAGGATCGAGTCGGCTCGTCGGGGGTTATGTCGAAAAGCGTGTCCATCAGCGTGGCAACTCCATTGCGTAAGGTTCGTCCGACTCGCACACAATCAGCCGCTCTTTGGCTCGAGTAACGCCGACATACTCGATCCGGCACTCCTCGTCGTGGCAGCGTGGGTCCAGCTCTCGCTCCTGCTCGACCCGCGCGGCCGTCTCGGTCGCCAGGATTACGTCTTGGGCCTCCATCCCCTTGGCCCCGTGGATCGTCGATAGCCTCACGTTCGGCTTGGTGGCGACCTCCGGCCCATGCCGCTTGGCAGAGTCGTACCACTTCTTCCCGCCGTCAAGCAGGCTAGCCCAGCCCCCAGACCGGATCATATCGACCAGGGACTCCGTAGCCCCGCCGACACTGACGATCTCGTCGGCCGGCAGGAAGTCGACATCGTCCCGCCGGCCGCTTGACCACGCAGTCTTCTCGCCACGACGCAGGAAAATGGCGTCGCCAGTAGCCTTTACGGGCGTCAGTTCGATTGCCGCCTTCCACTCATGGCCGCCGATGTCCTGGCCGTGCTGGAGCTTCCAGTAGGCGTTGAATGCGACGAGCGCCTTGGTGTCATCCTTCTCGTTGATGCCGGCATGCGGGATTCGGCGGGACTCGAGCACCTCGGAGAACTTCGCCAGCGAGAAGTTGCAGCGTGCTAGTACCAGTGTCGTGCGGCTGCCGTCGATCTGGCACAAGGCCCGCTCGACAGACGCCTCTCGAATCACGCACCCGTCGTGAGAGGCTGGGGCGATCTTCCTGTCGAAGTAACCCTTGTGCATCCGCTTCAGGCACCGTTCGCCAAGCTCCATGACGGCCTTCGGGCAACGCCACGACTGAGGCATCGTCCGCTCCTTGTTGACGCTCCACGACAGGAAGTTGTTGTAGTCCGCCCCGCCAAACCCAAAGACCGACTGGAAGGGGTCTGCGGCCAGATACGCCCACTTCACGCCTGGGGCGTAGGCCAGCCGCCGGCAGACGCGGTCTACCAGAGCCGAGGCGTCCTGGGCTTCGTCGAATATCCACGCCCGCACGCCCGCGGGCGTGTCCCCGGCGGGATCGACCTCCTCCGGCCCCTCCAGCTCGAACCGGACGCCGCAGTACCGCCCCAGGAGGTCGACGAAGTCCATTTTCCCGTCGATCCTCTTGGCTTCCTCGTACTTCCTGACGAAATGCCTCACCGTGGTGATAGGAGGCACCTCTAAGCCCGCGTGAGACTTTTCGGCATGAACGGACGCCAGGGGCACGATCCGGTTCCTAGCGATGTCCCAGAGCGTCAGAGAGGCAGCCGCCTCGGAGTCGCCGACGCACGCCGAATACCCGCTGTCGGCTACCTTCTTCCACGAGACAGAGACCCGCAGGCGGTCGGCGACCCACTTCGACGCCTTGTTGTCGCCGGCCAGCATCGCATCCGGCTTGACCTCTAGCATCTTGTGGCAGGTCGAATGCACCGTCCTGAACCAGCCATGCCTGTCCAGCAGGCTGTGGTGGCAGTCGAACGCCGCCGCAGCCCGGTTCACCATCTCCTCGCGTGCCGCGGTCGTGAAGCTCGCAAACCCGATTGCTGCCGGCGAGTCGCCGATCTCGCCGAGTACGCTCTTCATGATCCCCAGCAGTTCCGTCGTCTTGCCAGTTCCTGCCCCGCCGATCAGCCGCGCGACCTGTGTTTCGCTCATTGGACCGCTTTTCCTTTCTGGGTGTTTTGTGGGCCGGTTTTCGGTCCACCGTAAAGTCTTATCCAGTAGCCACTTAGGTCACGTTGGCCCACAAACCAGCGTTCCCGCGCTCATAATTGGTTTTTCCAAATCAATTTGGCCCCTATATATAAGGGCCTTTTGGTCCGAACCTCCGTCAGGATGGGCAATGTTCTCAAGATGGGCAACATGGGCTTGTGTCCACACGACGTACCGACGCCTGACGCCTGCCTCTGTCCGCACCCGCTCTACCCGAAACTCGTCCTCGCCGGCTGCTGCCAGCATCCGCCTCTTGAGGGCCACCATGTCGCCCTCGTTGAGCCGGACCTTCCTTGTCTTCTGGATGTCCTCGAAGACCCGAGTCCACGAGAAGTAGAGTTCGTAGACGCCGTCGCCAGACCGCACCCAGCACGGTCTGCCAGACGGGTGAGGCATGGAGTCGTCCATATCCGGCTCCGGCTTGGCGATGTTCGACAAACCGTCCAGCAGCCACCCCGCCACGACCGCATACCGCTGCTGTTCGGCAGGCGGCCACTCCTCGTCCCGATCATCCATCAGCTTGACCTTCAGCCCGCGAACCTTGACGGTCTTCTTCTCGCCTTCCGGCTTGTAGGAGTATCCGTTCCAGATTTTCGCCCACTCCTTCGGGTTTGGGTCCGTCACGTCGATCGTGCCGGTGGCCTCGAGCACCTTGCGGGCGACGGCGATCGGGCTTGACCAGTCTGCGCTGGTCAAGGAGACGAAGACACGCATCTTCTCGTCCTCGTCATCGTCCTGAGTGGCCCCAGGCAGGGGCACTCCCAGTCGGAACTCCTTGGGGTCAGAGTGGACGACAGTCAGCCGCCACAGGCCGGGGAACCACTCGCCGCCGCGGATTTCCAGACCGCTGGCGGTGTGGGGGCTCTTCGCCCTGGCCTCGCGAACCTTCTCGTCAGCGTCCTTGTCTGTGCTTGCGATCTTCGTGGCCCCGGAAGCCCTGGCCTTCATGCCCCAGCGGAGCTGCCCCTGCCATATCGAAACAAGTTGGGGGTCTTTAAGAGGGTCCGCCAACTGGGTCTTGTTAAGGGCGCGGAGGATTGTCAGCACGTTCTGCTGTTCAGCCGGGTCGTGCGGGTCTCGCATCCGCATGATCTCAGATGACACCCAGGCAACGAGCGCGTCGTTGCGCTCGCCCTCGACAATGATCCGCTCGTAGATCGTGTTTTTGGTGATCTCGCCTTCGCCGCCCTCGCCTCCGCACGCGGCTATGACCGCGAGCACAAGTGCCTCCGGCATCGTTGCCAGCTCGACTTCGTCGGGCGACCGCCCCGGCTCCCACGCATACTTCTTTCCGGTGTGGTGGACGCTAGGAGGAATGATCGACTGCGTCATCTTGCCGCCGCCGCCGAACCGCACCTCCAGGCCATCGATCTTCTTGACGCCCTTGGATATGTCAACGAGCCGCTTGTCTATCTTCCATAGGCGATGGCCGCCTCGGGAGGAGACGAACCCTGGGGTCGGTATGCCGAGCAGGCCAAACCGCTTCGCGGTTGCGAATGACTTCTCGTCATCCCACTCGGTATCGATCACGCCGCTGGACGGCCCGAGGGGGAGCCCGATGTTCCACATCTCTCCGTCCTCGTACCACGACGCAATCGTGTCCTCGTCGGTCGTGACGTGGAGAAGCCAGTCATCATGAATCGGATGCTTCCCCGGCATTCCGCATGACTTCCCCCGGAAGCACATGCAGCCCCCGTCGTCGCGCATTCCGTAGTTCTGCACCATCGGCCAGCCTTGGTTGGCCGCGTATCCTGCTGCTGCTTTGAAAATGTCGTTCATACACACGCCTCCACTTGGTTCCAGAGCTTCCCCCACGCCTCTCCCGCCGTATTCGCAAAAATTCGATTCGCAGCAAACTGCTGGCACAGCCACATTTGACGATCATCGAATTCCTTCGGACTTGCGACAACAACCGTCTTCTTCCTGGCGACGGCCATGCCGATCTCAAAGATTGTGCCGAAGCAGTCGTCCGAGCTGATCCAGGCAAACAGGAGATCGCACCTTGCGATCGCCAAGTCGATGTTCCTGTGGACAGCCGACATGGCCCGCCGACGTTCAGCATCGCTTGCCGGCACTTCCATCCCATGATTGTCAAAATCTGTCGACGTGTATGCGTGAGGCTCTCCGCATGAACAGGCAGTGCCGTGGCCGCCGCCAGCCCCGAAGTCGCACCACCAGGGGCCGACGTAATCAAGCCTCGCCCCGAATGCCGCGGCCGCCGCGCGAGGCGCTGAATCCCATCGCGTGCCGCTGTCGCTGTTCACGGCGGCGTAGTACCGATTTGAGTCATCGTTCTGATGCCCCCATCCCTCCACGATCTCGCCGCGCCAGCCATCGCCTGTGATCTTTCCCGCAAGATAGACAGACCGAATGGGCTTTCCGCGTTCGATGAATGCCGGCGCGTAAACTCGAGGGTCGTAATTCGACTTGCCATGCGTGAACTCGTGGCAGTCCTTGCAGATAGCCTGCAAGTCCTCCAGCGGCTCGTCGTATTTTCGGGCATATGTCAGGTGGTGAACGTGATCCATTTTGTTCACCCGACAGCGTTCACACTTGCCGCCGCTTCGCTTCCTGACCGCCTCGCGTCTGGCGCACCACTCTCTACTGCACAGATACGCCTGATACTTTTCCTTGCTGTCGCTTTCTATTTTCCAGTCCACTGTTCGCCTCCCTGCCTTCGCTGTTGGTGTTTGGGTGTTGTTCAGTTCAGCTCGTGCTGTCGATTCGCCGGACGGCTGACGATGCTGCTCGGCGCGTCGTGAAGGATCACCGAGTCCGAAAACGGCGTGATGGCGTCCCATGCGTTGCGAAAAAGCGAGACCTGCTCTTTCGTGGGGTGGATGTCCCAGCCAATCACGGCTCCGACGCCGCCGTCCTCGTTGTCGAAGACATCGACGGCCAGGATGCAGGACGGGCCTTCGTCGTGACGGATGAATTCAGCGATCGCCATAAAGACGCTGGCTACGCATGTCGTGCAGTCCAGCTCGACGTTCATTTCCATTGATCAGTTCCTTCTTGGTGGTTGTGTTCGTTAAAAGACCCCCTGCGGAGCCGCCATCGCTGGCGACCCCGCAGGGGTTTGAGTCCCGCCCGCCCAGGCCCGTGGGAAAGGTGACACGGGTGATCTGGGCCGACTTCCGGCGTTACGACGCCACAAACCGGCTTGGCGACCGGGCGGTTGGACGATGAAGCCAACCGCTATGGCCGCCGGCCCAGCCGGCTGAATCACTCGTCGTCGCCGACATCCGCCGCGGAGACAGTCGCCCCGGCCGGCGGCGTGTTGAACATCGCCGTCAGCGGGGTGTGGTAGACCTTCTCGGCCACCGTGCCCTGCTCCTCGGAGATCGTGCCGACGGTGCGGAACACGATCTGCGAGTACGGCTGCCCGCCGCCGTTCTTGACCTTCTGGAGCTTCAGCCCGATGACGCACTCGTAGGGGAACGAGGGCAGCCGCTTCTTGAACGGCAGCCAGTTCGCCAGCGAGCCAGGACCGACGGTCACGAGGATCGGCCACGTCTCGCCCTCACGCAGGATGGCAAGCACGCGGGATTCCTTGACCTTCCGCGACCGGCCGCCGGCCTTGCCCGAGCCCCAGCCAAACTCTGGGCCAGTGGACAATGCCGCCCAGTCGTACTTGCGGTCGCCGATCCGATACTTCTCGAGAGCCTTGGGATCGCAGTCGCCCAAGGTGTCCTCAGAAACCCGATAGCCGACGATCAGGTCGTGCGTCACGATCACCGGCCGCATGTCAGACGGGTCGTCCTTCGGCCAGAGCGTGCCGCGGCGGCCCTCGGCGACGAGCAGACCGACGATCTCGTCGGTCGTCTCGATGTTGCCCTGGTTGTCGATCGCCCACACCGTGCCGCCGCCTGCCGGCGTCGGCACCTTGATGAGGTCTTGCTCCCTCATCGGCTCACCCTCGAGGTTCGACTGGATGATCCTCGCCTGCCGGCTGGTCGGCGAGAGCGAGGGGTAGTCGATGGTCTTCACGTTCGTCGAAATCGCAGTGCTCATGGTTGTCTCCTAGAGCTTTCCTAATCGAGCAATCAAACACACCGCCCAGGCAACACGCCTGAGCGGCAACGCTTCTCACAACCGCTCTTCGCGGTCGCTTCTGGTGATGTAGTCCTCCTCCATCTGGCGACCTTCTTCCGCCGTGATGACGCGGGCGTCGATGGTCCGCATCGCCCGCCGGTAGCCGGCGTTCCCTGGCTGATACCGCGGCCCCGTCGGGGGCGCAGGACGGGCAGCGATCTCGGGGTACGAGATCGTCGTGAGCCGCGTGCCGCTCCCCCACACGATCGTCGTGCGAGTCATGCCGTGGGCCAGGAACTCAACGTGTCGCGAGATGACATCGCTCATGAGCCACCTCCGACCGTGAGGTGACGAAGAACGGGGCGGACGTATTCGCTGACGAGGCCGGCGAACGGCGTGCCATCTGCCCACGGCTGGCGGGCGTCCTTGCCCGCCGCCTTGTGCATCTCCTTGAGGACCGTCTTCAGTTGCGACGTGTTGACGCCGATCAACTGGGCTTCCATGCCCGCGGCCCTCACCGCAGCCAACACCGCGTCCTTGTTGTCGGCCGTGGCGGAAATCGAATGCTCCCACTCGACCCGCCAACTCCTTCCGGCAACCCTGACTCCGTCCAGGCGTCCTGCCGTCATCTCCTCGACGGCCAATTCAGCGAGACGATCCCGCTTTTTCTTCAGTTCCTTCACCGTCAGCTCGGCCGCGTCGATCTCGCGGTCGATCTGGGCGATCTGCTCAAGCGCGTTCGAGAGCGGGCTTATTGTGTCTGGTGCTGTAGGCATTAATGACGACATCGATCACTTCCTTTCGGTTACTGAGGGCTTCGTACACGCGGCCGTCCGCAGAAGTCTTGCCCTGTAGGGTTGCGACGAGACTGAAAAACCGCGTGCTTCGTTCCTGCCCAGGCCGGTGAAGGCGGGCAATTGCCTGGAGCCATTCGGAGAGGCTGTGGCCGAGGCTGTAGAAGACGCCGACGGCGGCCCTGGTCAAGTCGATGCCGATTCCGCCAGACTGGATTTGAGCGACCAGAACGGCGGTCTCACCGGCCTGCCACGCGGCAAGGGAGTCGATTCTACCTGATAGCTCGCTCACGCTGCGGCCAAGCGAGTTGCAGACGTGGATCACGCTGTCGATGTCCGACCTGAACCGGCAGAACACCACGAGCGGCTCGTCGGCCGGCATGTCCTCGAGCATGTCGGCGAACGCGGCACGCTTCGACGGCGTCTCGTCGATCTGCCTCGCGGTCGCCGTGTCGTCGAGCTTCATGAACCCGCTGGTCGCCTGGAGCATTCGCAGCAGGCCGACCATCGCGTTGGCCGGCGTGATGTAGCCGCCGTCGACCTCGGCGCAGAACTCGCGCTCAAGCTGGGTGTAGACCTTGGCCTCCTTGGCCGTCATTTCGACCGGCACCTCGACATGGTGGATCGGCGGCAGGTCAAGCACGTCCTCGGATTTGCGGTGAAACGTCGTGGCCGCAACTTTGGCCGCAAATTGCTCGCGGTTTCGCCAGCCGATGACCATGCCGGGGACATGCGGATTGACTATGGCGTAGGTCGCCTTGAAAAGGCCGTAGAGCTGGCCGAATGTCGGGCATTCTGGGCTTTCGACGGCCCGCCATGTCCCGAAGGCGTCGAGCGGGCTTTGCGAAAGCATGGTGCCTGAAAGCCCGATCCTCTTCGCCGTCGGGTTTTTCTTGCCCAGCTTGGCCGCCCACTTGCTCGCCGCCCCCGACGGGGACTTCAGGCGATGAACCTCGTCCCACACCAAGCAGTTCCAGGAAACTTTTTCGACTTCCTTGATCCGCCAGAGCGACTCGTAGTTGCAGACGATGATGACCGGCGAGGTGTCTGCCATCGCGGCGACGATCTGCCGTCCCTTGTCGGCCGAGGTGCCGCGGTCAAGCAGGATGATGCGGATTTCGGGCAGCCAGAGGGCCGCCTGCTTCGCCCAGGCCGGGATCACTGCCTTCGGGCAGCCGACGAGGATGCGGCGGATGCTGCCGGCCAGCATGCCTCGCTTGATGATCTCCAGAGCCACGCGGGTCTTCCCGCAGCCCATGCCGAGCCAGAGCAGGGCGTCACGACGCCCGTCGGCCCATTCGATCGCTTCCTGCTGATGCGTCCATAGCATGCGCCTGCTCTCCTTAGCGGGAGGCAGGATATAAGGCTACTGAAAAAGAGTCAAGCGGGCTTCCGCTTGCGTCCTTTTTTCTTGCCTGCGGCCTCGAGCCGGCGGGCGATGGACACGTTGGCTTCGCATGAGGCTCGCGAGAAAATCCAGCACCGGCTGCGGTTGTTGCGGCCGTTGGTCAGCACGCGGCCGACGATCTTCCCTGCCTTGGCGAGCCGCGGGGGGAACGTCCAGTGAACCGCGAGGATTTCCCCGGCCTCGCCCGTGGAGATCGCGTCGCCGAACTCGATCTGCTGCTCACATGCCGCGAGCTTCTTGAGCATGGCGGGCCGCTCGTCGACCGACGTTCTCGCCCGCTTGCCCGTGCCGCCCGACTTCATGGCGGCCTCGTAGTCGGCGAAGTCCTTGTCGCACTCTTTGCTCGAGTAGATCGCAAACGACCGCTCTGGGTCGGACACGATCGGCGACAACAGCGCCCGCGTGGTCAGGAGCCCTTTTTCGGCCATCCGCTTCGGCTGCGTGAAATGGACGCCCAGGAGGCAGGCGGCCTCCCAGCTTCCCAGGGCAAGGTCAACAGGTTTTGCTTTTTTCATCGTGTCCGCCTTCTGGCGGTCGTGCCGCCACAGGCAGGATACCCCCGCAACCTGCCCAAAATCCAATTTCCGAAAAATCCGTCACGGCTCCCCTTGCACAAATTAAGTGGAGGATAGAGGATTTGAATACCAGTGCTGGCACCGACACATGGTGCCAGACCGGCCGGCAAAAAGCCAGCCGCCATACGGAAGACACATGGAGGTGCCTGCTGATGCCCCGCTACACGGTGATCTGCGAGTGGTCGGATTCTGGCCCTGACGGCGGGTATGCCGTCGAGGACGCCGACGAGATCGTGGTCGTGACAGACACCCCGGCCTTGGCCGTGGAGAAGGCGAGAAAAAAATGGCGTATGACCATCGGTGCCGAGTGGCCGCACTGCCGGCTCACGAACGCATTCGTGCTGACAAAGGAAAAGTTAGCCGAGTCCCTATAGGCGAAAAATTTTGCCCACACGCGCCCCCCCGAAGGGGGGCGCAATCAGTTGTCGCTGCGCATGGAAGTGGTACTTCCTTCAAGGGAGATGCACGCCATGCTTTTGCACCATGTTCTTACTGATCTCTACGCGCCGCTGACCGGCATCAGCGGGCGCACGGTTGAGTTGTACGACTACACGCTCAGAAAATGGGCCGAGGTGCTCGGGCGACCGCCCGAGACCACCGACCTTGAGGAATTGTGCGTGGCGCAGTTCCTGGCCCACCGCGTCCGCACAAAGTCCGCAGCCTCGGCCGCGAAAGACAGGGCTCAGTGCCGCGCCCTCTGGGAATTCTGTGCCCGCCGCCGCCTCTGCGAGACGTGGCCCGCCATGCCGCGGATTATCGTGCCAGAGCGAGTGCCAGAGGCGTGGCTGACTGACGAGATGACGCGGTTGCTCGCCTCGGCAGCGCAGGAGCCTGGGAGGATCGGCGGCTTTCCTGCGTGCGACGTTTTCAAGGCATTGCTTCTTCTTGCCTACGACACGGGCGAACGCATAACGCCCCTGATGGAGCTGCGGACATCCGACGTTCGTGGTTGCAACGTGATTTTCCGAGCCGAGCAGCGAAAGGGTAGACGCCGCGACATCTTGCGGGAGATCAGCGTGGCCTGCGCCGACGCCCTCTTGGCCGTTCGCCGTGGCCCTGACGACACGGCCATCCCGTGGGATCGCCACCGCACCTGCGTCTGGCGGCTCCTGAAGGTCATCCTCCAGCGAGCTGGCCTGCCGTCAGATCGGCGGTGCAAGTTCCACAAGATCAGGAAAACGACTGCGTCGTATTACGAAGCGGCCGGCGGGTCGGCTCAGAGGCTGCTTGACCACTCGAGCCCCGCCGTCACGAGAAAGTACCTCGACCCCAGGATCGTCAGCCCCGGCGTGCCGGCACCGAGCGTGCTGCCGAAAGTTGTTTAGCTAGGCTCCACCCACGTCACCGTCGCCGTGTCGAGCGTCCAGCCTTCGCCGGGGCAGGGCGGGATAAAAGCGTCGATCCGCTCATCGTAGGTGTAGCCGAGGCCAGCGTAGTTGCCTCGAAAAGCTCTGCCCTGTGGATGCTGGTTTGCCTGCGTGTTGAAACTGGTCCGCTTGCACGGCAGCCCCCTCACCTCCGCATAGTGCGACTCCCAATCAACGCCCTCATCCTCGTCGCGCCCGACAATCACCTCGACGACGATGCCGTTCTGAAGAAATGCGTAGTGCGCCATCTGGTGCCTCAATCAGGTGAACGTGACGGTGCCGGTGCCTGCTGTGATCGTCACGACGCTGTCCCCGTCGGAACTTGTTGTAGACGAAGTCAGTCCGGCACTGACTGCGATTTGCATGGATGACGCGAAGCGAAGCACAACGATCCCAGACCCTCCAGCACCGCCGACGCCCGTCGTACTACCAGAGCCGCCTCCTCCACCACCGCCGCCAGTGGACGCAGACCCAGCGGTGCCAGCACCACTTCCGACACGACCGTTGCCGCCGCCGCCGGTGCCGCCTAGTCCCTGCAATTTGTTGCCCGTGCCGCCGCCGCCGCCACCGGCATAGGTGACGCTCGCACCGGAAATACTTGATGCAAATCCGCTGCCACCGTTCCCCGCCTTCGCGCTGGTACCAGCCACGCCGGCACCACCAGCACCGCCGCCGCCGCCGCCGAGTCTGTACGTCGCGCCGTCCGTTGAGCCAGCACCGCCGCCGAAGCCTTGCGTCCCGGCAACCTGCGCCGAACCGCCCGAGCCGGATGTCGATGTCACGGTGCCGCCGCCGCCGCCTGAGCCTCCGTCAACGCCAGCGAGAGCCGTAGCCGATGTCGCACCGCCGCCGCCGCCGCCAATCGCCACGACCGACAGTGCGATGGTCGGGGAGCCGTTGATCCCTCGCACCGTCACGCTGCCAGCACCACCGGCACCAACCTGCACTGCGTAGGCGACTCCCAGCGCGACCGACACCGCCGTTTCCACGACGCCACCACCACCACCACCGCCGCCCTGCTCGCCGTTTCCGCCGCCACCGCCGCCGACCACCAGTACCCTGACGGTGCGGTTGATCTGCGCACGCAGCCGCGAGGCACTCACCAGCGATGTGGAAGCGTTGCGGAGCGTCACTAGCTGATCTCCACTCCGAAGGCACTGAAGGCTACGCTGGCCGACCCTGCGTAGACGCTCACAACGTCAGTCGCCGCCAGCGTCACGCCAAGCGTGAGAGTCACTGTGTCACTGGCCGGGAGCGGTGCGTCGTAAACCAGATACTGCGAGGTAGCAATCGACGCCCCAGCGGGCCGCACCGCGATCCGATAGGTGGTCGCCGTCGCGGCTGTGTTGCAAATCGTCAGCGACGACACAATCGCCTGCGACGGTGCCGTATAGAGCGTGGTGAGCGTGGTTGCGGCCGGGTTGCTTTGCCCCAAAACTTTATGTGTCTGCGGCATGTCAGCCTCCCATAAGCAGGAACGGATGAAAAATCTGGTTTCGCACAGTGTCGGCAAGATCGGCCTCGGTGACGGCACCCGCCGCGCCGCCGCCACCCCCACCAGAAACCCCGACCTCCGCGTAGACGCTGCCCGTCCACTGATAGAGTCGCGAGTTATCCGACGCAAGGTGCAAGACGCTCGTCGATCCCGTGGCAGGAAAGTTCGCCGCCGTTGCGTAGGGGGCGATCGAGGAGAACGTCGTGACAGCACCGCTACTGGAGCGGTAGAACAGCCGACCGTCGGCTTGGTTCACGCCGATCTGGCCGTTACCAAGCGACGGAGGCGTGTTGCCAGCCGTGTTCGAGTATGGGTTGCGAACGACGTTTGCCACTTCAGAAGGTTCCCGAGTCGATTGTGATATTGTCGATCGAACCGCCCGTGATGTTCACGTTCGACGAACTCTGCTGGCTCATCGACCCGAGGCCGAGGTTCGATCTCGCAGTTGCCACGTCGGCCAAGTCGCTGAGATTTGACGCCTTGGCGAGCTTGCCGCCGATGGTCGCGGAGATCGTCGTGGAGAATGACGCATCCGAATTTAAAGCGGAGGCCAGTTCTGCCAGTGTGTTTAACGCTTCCGGTGCCCCGTTCACTAGCGCGGAAACAGCCGCCGACACGAACGCCGTCGTGGCGATCTTCGTCGAGTTGTCGCCGGTCGTCGGCGTCACTGAGGCAGGGGTGCCCGTGAAGGTCGGCGAGTTAATCGGTGCATAGGTGCTGCTCGCCGACGACTGCGTCAGGTAGGTGCTGCTCGCGGACGAGATCGTCAGATAGGTCGAAGCGGCACTGGCGGCCGTGAGGTAGTTGGCGAGTTGCGAACTCACGTCCACCGCGGCGACGGCAGAGGCAACATACGTTTTCGTGGCAAACACGCCGTCGCCGCCGATGGCAATCACGCTGGTTGCGTTGCCGTCCTGACCCAATCCTTTGCCATACCAAACGACATTGTCGACCTCATTAACGGCGCACTCCCCGTTCAAGAGTGTCGCGGGCGCGCCCGCGTTGCCAGAGACTCGTCTTTTCAGCCTGAGACGATTTGCCATGATGCTCGCTCCTTGAGTTTCAGAAATTCTGTCCGTCTAAAATCAGATCACCCTCGGCGTGGTTGCGCCACTTATTTGACGAGTAACGAAGCAGGTCGCCGTCCGCGACGTTGCTCAACTGCACGTTGCTCAGTTCACCTAGCGAGCCGCCAGCAACACCTGACGGCCCCTGCGGCCCGATCCCGCCGCCAACGCTGGCCGTCACGACCGATGAGCCAACGCTCGCGGAGATGCTTCCTGAGCCGCTGACGGTCGCCACGATCGGCTGCGACTGTACGGTCGCCGTGATCTGCTGCGTCATGCGTAGACCTCCACGGTGCCAGAGAGGGCCGTCCGCTGGACGCCGCCGGGAGCGGTCCAATCAAGCTGCCAGCCGTAGGTGCCAGCGGCGAGAGAAGCGGTCTGGGTGTCGGTAAGACTCACTGAGACTTGCCCCGCCGAGGCGTCGGCAATCGTCGTCGTGAATGGCACGACGGTCGCCCCGGTGACGAGGCTGGTCAGGTTCGCCGACACGGTGTAACCGACGAGGTCTGTGCCGTTGAAGTCGATGACGGCTGCGAAGTCGTTGGACTTCCTGAACGCGAGCGGGAGTTTGCCGGGCAGTACGGAGTAGGTCATGTTTCACCAGTAAGAGATGATCACTCGTCCAATCGCCCACCGCATCGCCGCCGCCCCGGCGCGAGCCGAGAGCACCAGCGCGGCGGCACCGGCTGTGGCGAGGGCGGCGAGGTAGATGGTGTCTCTCACGAGATGCCCCACTTGGTCATGAGGTACGACTCGATATTCGACACGTTCTGTGATGTCAGAGAAGCACTGTAGATCAGTAGCTCCGAGATGTGGCATGACATGAGCCGCTGTCCAGACTCAAGCCCGTAAGCCGTATACCCGCCAATGACGACGCCCGCTGTACTGGCAGAGTTGAATAGCGTCGAGGTGTTCGTGCCTTGTAGCGAACCATTCATGCGGGCTTGCAATCCTGCGCTTGTGTTGACGTACCCAAGCAGGCGGGCGGCTCCGTCGTTGAAATTTGACGTGGTAGCCTGCGTTGCCGCGTTGGTGCCATCATGAGCGTACATGGTGGCCGGAGTGGCAGACGTGGCACCGCCCGTGTAGGCGAGAATCCACGCCGTCCCAGTAGACTGACCAACACCGGGCCATTTGCCGATGAGGCCAAGATTGCTGCCAGTGGAGCTTGTCTTGTAGACACAAAATATCGCCAGCCCGTTTGCACCATTGAGTGCAGCAGCGTGAGCGATTCCGAGCCAGTCGCCGCTATCGGCGGTGTCCGCCACAAACTCAACAGATTCCCTGCTGTTGAGTCCAGCGAGTCGCCGCGTTGGCCTGCTGCCGCTTGTGGATTGGATCGCGTGGTTGCCTGAACCTGACTTGTCCGTCCACCTCGCCACGGCACCGTCTGCGGCCACGAGAGAGCCGCCGCTAGTGGCGTCAAACAGCGTCGAGGCGTCGGATGCGTCTAGCCATGTTGTCAAGCCGCTCACGCTGGCTGGCGTGAATGAACTCCATGTACTTAACGCCGCCCGCTCCCATGTATTCGCTGCCGTGGCGACGTACAGGTAATCACCGTCATACGCGATGCTGCCCGCCGTGCCGCTCGCCGTCGCCGACGCTGGCACGCTCGACCATGTGAGGCCAGAGCCGCCGCCGCCCGAGCCGGTGATGGTCACGGGGTAAGTCTGGGCGGCGGTGTAGGTGCCGGTGCCTGCGGCTACTGCTGGCGGCGTGAAGTTTGCCGTAAACCGCGCCGTGCCTTTTGTCACGCGCAGGTCGTCCAATCGCCCATTGAGCGAGAACAGATACGGGTGGGCGTTCAGTTGACCGATCCACAGGTCGGTCGTTGCGCCGGGAGTCATGTCGTCGCTGTTTGTCACGGTCGAGCCGACTTGCACGCCGTCAACAAACGCGCGGATGCTGCTGCCCGAGCGAGTCACGGCAACGTGATGCCACTGGTTGAGATTAAAGGTCGCCGTCCAGTTCAGGTCGGTCGTGCCTGTGTAGACGTTGATAGTGTTGTATCCGCTCGACGTGCCGTTGATGCGTAGCTGCCAGCCTTGATTCCCGCCCTGCCCGGCAGGGTAGGTCGCCATCAAACAGGCACCGTATGCGCCGTCAAATGACGCCGAGGCAGCATTGAAAAACACCCACGTTTCCAGCGTGAAATCGGCGGGGAAGGCAAACGCCGAACTGCCAGCGACGCGCAGGTAGTCGCCGGTGCCATCGAACGCCAGCGAGTTGGACCCGTACTTCGCCATCCCCGTCGCCGCCGCATTGCCGTAAGCCGTTACGCTGCGTGCGTAGCTCGACGAGTCCGTCAGGTCTCCGTCGCCCTTCAGAAGCAATTGCGTCTGCGTCCAGAACTGGTCCCCGCTCGCCGGAATCGTCACGCTGCCCGAGAGCGAGCCGCCGCCAGACGCAGCCAACACGCCGTCGGTGATCGTCAAGCCGCTGCCGACCTTGACGAGGCCCAGCACCGAGGCGGATGCGGTTGGGATGGAGCCGCCCGTGCTTGTGAGCAATTCCCACGCATAGCCCGTCCAAAAAAACTCGCGTTGGTTCTGTTGGCTGGTTTGCCCGACCGTCGGCGACGATGGAAACGAGAGTGGCATGTGTTACCTGCTTAAAGCGACGAGGACGATGGAGGTGCGGATCATGCGATGTGTCACTGTGGCGGCAGTAGCTGAATGTCGCCGACGCGAACGTCGGTGAGAACTGGGTTGTCAACCACGAACTGCCACCGCCAATATCTGTAGTTGGCGGGTGCTGCAAATGTAAACGTCTTTGTCTCGTTGTCAGACCACGCCAAGCCGACTCGCTCGTCAATCATTTGGAACGTCGCGCCGTCATTGCTACCAGAGAGAAATATCCTGTTCGGCCCGAAAGTACCGGCGGCATCGCCTGTCTTGACTCGGTAGCCACCAGCCCACGATTTCTGGTTCTCAGGAAATGCGTATTGCAGCCACCTGAGCGGCGACACGTTAGCGGCCGCTCGCACCTGCATCCCACCGCAGCCTTGATCAAAGACACGCCAGAATTCCTCGCTCCCGCCTCCTCCGCACTGCGAGGTACGCCACCCCGGAAAAGCATATTCATGAAACGACACTTCGCCGGATGGCGCGGTCATGGAGGTCATCTGTGGTATCAGGCGATACGTCAAATCTTCTGGGGTTACACCTCCCGACAGCGCCGACCACGCCCCTTGCCCTGCGGCATTGATCGCGGCCACGCGGAAGACGTATTCAACGCCGTTCGTGAGGCCAGTGACTGTCGTTCCGGTTGATTCGGCAAAGCCGTCGCTGAATGTAGTCCAGTTGGACCCGCCGTCCGAGGAGTATTGGACAACGTAGTCTTGCACAGCGCTTCCGCCGTTGTTTGATGGCGCAGCCCATGAAAGGCTTGCGGAAGCATTGCTGCGAGTTCCCGACACCCCTGTCGGCGAGTCTGGCGCAGTGAACGGTTTTCCAGAGAATGAATCGCTGTAGCCTCCAGCGCCGATAGCGTTTACCGCCCGCACTCGCACGCCGTACAGCGTCCCGTTCGTCAAGCCGTCAAGGTTGTAGGAGGTCGCGCTTGTGCCAGTGCTGACGGTTTGCGCAGAGCCGCCGCTGGGCGTGTATTCAATGGTGTAGCCTGTGATGGCTGAACCACCGTTGTTGGGCGCGGTCCAACTCAGCGCGAGTCTGCCGGAGGCTGTTCCGCTCGTGACGGTCACATTCACGACACTGGCAGGTACTGTGGCAGGCGTGCGGCTGATCGCCGTCGTGTACGAGCCTCGGCCAACCGCGTTGTTCGCGGCAACTCGGATCGAGTAGCTCGTGCCGTTGGTTAGTCCTGTCAGCGTGTACGGGCTTGATGCCGCCGTCACTGTCACGGCGGAGCCGCCTGAAGGCGTGTACTCCACCGTGTAGTTCGTGATCGCGGAGCCGCCATTGCTCGTCGGCGCGGTCCACGACAGGGCAACGCTGCCGTTTCCGACAGTGCCTGCAAGCGATGTCGGCGATCCCGGCACGGTTGCTGGTGTTCCAGAGAATGAATCGCTGTAGCCACCCGACCCTACGGAGTTCACCGCCCGCACTCGAACGCCGTACAGCGTCCCGTTCGTCAAGCCGTCAAGGTTGTAAGATGTTGCTGCGCTGCCGGTGTTGACTGTCACGGCCGACCCACCCGACGGCGTGTACTCGATCGTGTAGCTCGTGACCGCGGAACCGCCGTTACTTGAAGGCGCGGTCCAACTCAGCGCGAGTCTGCCCGAGGCTGTTCCGCTCGTGACGGTCACATTCACGACACTGGCAGGTACTGTGGCAGGCGTGCGAGTGATCGCCGTCGTGTACGAGCCTCGGCCAACCGCGTTGTTCGCGGCGACTCGGATCGAGTAGCTCGTGCCGTTGGTCAGTGAAGGCAGAGTGTATGGGCTGGACGCCGCCGTCACCGTCACAGCGGAGCCACCTGACGGCGTGTACTCGACGGTGTAGTTCGTGATCGCGGAGCCGCCGTCGCTGGCAGGAGCGGTCCACGACAGGGCGACGCTGCCGTTTCCGATCGTGCCTTGAAGGCTCGTGGGTGCGCCCGGAGCGGAGACTGGCGACGCGGTTGCGGCGGTGCTGTATCCCCCCGACCCGACGGCGTTCACAGCCCGTGCGCGGACGCTATAGGTCGTGCCGCCTGTCAGGCCGTCAAGATTGTATGATGTCGAATTGCTGCCAGTGTTGACCGTCGCAGGCGAGCCGCCTGAAGGCGTGTACTCGATTGTGTATTCGGTGATCGCGGCCCCGCCGTTGCTGGACGGTGCTGTCCACGAGAGTTCCAGCCTGCCCGCAGTGCCACCTCCAGTGGCATTGAGTCCTGTCGGCTCGCTGGGCGTCGTGGCGGGGGTGCGATTGATTGCCGTCGTGTACCCGCCACGACCCGCTGCGTTATTTGCGGCGACTCGGATCGAGTAGCTCGTGCCGTTGGTCAGTGAAGGCAGAGTGTATGGGCTGGACGCCGCCGTCACCGTCACAGCCGAACCACCCGACGGCGTGTACTCGATCGTGTAGTTTGTTATCGTGGAGCCGCCATTGCTTGATGGGGCGTCCCACGAAATAGCAACGCTCGCGTCGCTTGTGGTGCCGCTCAAGTTGGCTGGAACGCCGGGGACAGTGAAAGGCGTGCTGGAGGCAGCTTCGCTGTAGTTTCCAGCGCCGCCCGCGTTCACCGCCCGAACCATCAAGCTGTATGAAGTGCCGTTCGTCAGGCCGTCAAGGTTGTAAACCGTATTGGTGCTGCCTGTGTCGACGGTCTGAGGAGAGCCGCCCGAGGGTGTGTACTCGACGGTGTATCCCGTGATCGCGGACCCGCCCGCCACCGAGGGCGCGATCCAGTCAAGCACAAGCCTGCCAGACTCGCTGCCGCCGGTTGCCGTCAAGCCCGTCGGAGCGCCGGGTACTGCGATTTGTGGAGTTCGAGCGATCGCCGTCGTGTACTCGCCTCTTCCAACCGCGTTGTTTGCGGCAACTCGGATCGAGTAGCTCGTGCCGTTGGTCAGGCCGGTCAGCGTGTACGGGCTTGCTGTCGCAGTCACGGTCGCGGCAGAACCACCTGCCGGTGTGTATTCGACGGTGTAGTTCGTGATCGTGGCCCCGCCGTCGCTGGCAGGTGCGGTCCACGAGAGATCGACGCTGCCGTCTCCGATCGTGCCGATCAGGCTGGTGGGAGTGCCGGGAACAAGACCCGGTGTGCCAGTTGCGGCTGTGCTGTACCCGCCCGCTCCAACGACATTCACCGCACGCACTCGCACGCTGTAGGACGTGCCGTTCGTGAGGCCGTTGAGATTGAACGAGGCCGACGTGCTACCAGTGCTGACAGTCTGAGCGGACCCGCCAGACGGCGTGTACTCAACAGTGTATCCCGTGATCGCCGACCCGCCGTTGCTGGGAGCGGTCCACGCAAGCACGAGCCTGCCGGATGCGCTTCCGCCAGTTGCGGTCAGGCCAGTTGGAGTCCCCGGCGCAGTGGCTGGCGTGCGAGTGATCTCCGCCGTGTACCCGCCCCTGCCGACCGGGTTGTTCGCGGCAACTCGGATCGAGTAGCTAGTGCCGTTCGTCAGCCCGCTCAGCGTGTACGGGCTGGAGGAGGCGGCTACCGTCTGTGCAGACCCACCCGCCGGGGTGTACTCGACCGTGTAGCTCGTGATATCAGGACCGCCGTCGTCGGCAGGTGCCACCCACGAGAGATAAACGCTTCCGTCGTCTGACGTGCCACTGAGGTTAGTCGGCACTCCCGGCAGACCCTGCACCAAAACCGGCGACGATGCGTCGCTCCACTGGCCGACACCGACTGCGTTGGTCGCTCGAACGCGGAACGTGTACGACACTTCGTTCGTCAGGCCGGTGACGGTGTACGAGGAGTTGACAGAACCAGTCTCGACCGTCTGGGGGGAGCCACCAGATGCCGTGTACTCGACTGTATACCCCGTGATCGCAGACCCGTTGGCAGACGACGCAGTCCACGCGAGAGCCACCTGACCAGAAGTTGCCGTGCCGCTGGGAGTCCCCGGAGAACTCGGCACGCCGCGAGGGGTGACGGCAGAAGACTGCGTCGGAGTGCTGTCGCCGACCGCCGTGCGGGCAGAGACTCGGAAATAATAAGCCGTGCCGTTTGTTAGTCCCGTGACTGTATACGAACCAGAAGTGTTCTGGCCGTCGTCGATCGGCGTCCACGAGGACTGATCGGTGCTGTATTGCAGCAGGTAGTCCAAGACCGGCGTGCCGCCGGTACTGCCAGCTACCCACGACACGACTACTTCGCCATCACCAGCAGTGCCGGAAACACTGGCTGGCGGGCTGGGCGGGCCGCTCGGCGTGACGGCTGCACTGGATGCCGACCAAGGCCCGGTGCCGGAAGACGACTGATACGCCACTCGGAAGATGTAGCTCGTGCCGTTCGTGAGTCCGCCGACAGTCGATGTGACACCTGACGCAGCTTGCGGCGTGAGGTCCGTCCATGTGCTGCCGGAGTTTGCACTGTAGGAGACGATGTAGTTGGTCAGGACGCGGCAGCTTGTGTTCGCAGGTGCCGTCCAACTCAGAGTCGCCTGCCCGTTGCCGGATACGCCCGTCACTGATGTCGGTGCTTCTGGCAAAGCCAGAGACGGCGTAGCCGTAGCGACACTTGAATACACGCCGGTATATTGTCCGTTGGTTGCAGCCACGCGGAAGTCGTAGCTCACACCATTGGTTAGCCCGGTTACTGTGATGAACGTGTTCGTCGACGCGGGGTGCGAGAAGGTCTGCCAGCTAGGCCCGCTTTTGTACTGCACAGTGTAGTCAGTCACGTCGCCGTCAGGTGCCGACCAAGAGAGGCATGCCTGCAAGTGTCCAGCGGCAGCAATCAGGCCGGAGACTTGGGCGGGTGGCGTGAGAAGAGTCACGGGAGTGCTGGTGATCCACACCCCCTGCCCGCCAGCGTTCACGGCGGCGACACGCACTGTGTATGTCTCGCCGTTTGCAAGTCCGGTGATCGTGCGTGATGTCGTAGACACGCTGCCCCCAGACTCCCACTCGCCGCCATCTCGCTGGTATTCGACGACATAGCCAGTGGCACCAGTCACAGCCGCCCATGAGACGGACAACTGCCCGTCTCCGGCGGTCGCCGTCACTGTCACGGGCGAGTCGGGGGCCAGCGGCCTCTTTGCGACCGGGAATGGCTCAGAGGGCGGAGTGAAGTTCGCCGAATACCTCGCTCGCTTCGTGACCCTGAACTCGTCGATGAAGGCGACGGGCGAGCGGGCTGGGTAGCCGACGAAGAGCCTTCCAGAGAGAGCAGCCGAACCGCTCCACACGTCCGCAGACGTTTGCGGGTTGATCTGAACTCCGTCGACAAACAGGCGGATGCGAAAGTCAGCCTCGCGGACCACGGCGATGTGATACCAGCGGGCGGCTTGAAACTGCACCGGCGAAGGCGCACTTAGCTGCGCCACCCACGATCTGCCGTATCGCAGCGCTTGTCCGTTGGAGGATGTCGTGAGAAAGCTCATGTTCCTGCCTTCGGTGCTGTTGTTTGCACCGTGGAACAGGTAGAGTTCTCGCGTCGGCGCGGCTTTGAAAAAGACCCAGAACTCGATCGTGAACGCGCCAGTCAGGGCGGTGCTGGGACCGTTGGCGACGGTGAGGTAGTTGCTGCTTGTCGGCAGGTCAGCGCTTTTCGCCCCCCACTTCTTTTGAGTCGTGGACTGAGTCGCACCAAGAGACGTGATGACCGTGTTGTTCACGGACGAGTCCACGAACGTGGTCCCGCTGCCGTCCATCTTCAGGAGCAGGGCAACGTCGTCCCAGTTGTCGTCGTAGGACACGGGCGTGGCGGCTGCTGTGCTTGACCACGCCCCCGGCCCGATGCCGTTAACCGCCCGAACGCGAAACTGATACGCCGTCTGACCAGCGAGGCCGGTGACGGTGAAGCCCAGCGCCGTCGAGGCCGAGGGGCGAGTCACTGCGGTCCACGTCACGCCAGAGTCGACGCTCTGCTCGATCGTGTAGTCCGAGATCGCGACTCCGCCTGTGCTGGCTGGAGCAACCCAAGATAGTTGCACCTGCCGCTCGCCAGCCGTCGCCGTCAAGCTCGTCGGCGCACCGGGCGGAAGGCCGATGAGTGCGGCGACCGTCGTCGAAGCGTAAGGCCCGAAGCCAGCCTTGTTGACCGCCCGCACCCGGAAGAAGTACGAACTTCCGCTGGTGAGGCCGGTCACGACGGCGGTCGCCGCGCCGCCAGCTTGGTCGTAGAACGTCGTCCACGAAACGCCGTCGGCGCTGTACTGGACTTGGTGATCCGTAATAGGCAACTGAGATATCGTGGCAGGAGCAGCCCACGACAACGTAGCCGAGCCGTCGCCGCCAGCCACCGTGAGCGAAGTCGGCGCGGGGGGTGCAAAGGCACTGATGATCGAGTTCCAACCCTGATCGCTTAGTCTATCCAGCCTCGCCACTAGAAGACCTCCTTCCAGTTCACGTCGACTGTCAGCTTGTTGGCGACCGCCGCTGCGACATACAGACTTTGGTTTTCGAGAAGCCCGAATCCAAAAGTCTTGTCGATCACGACGAGGCTGTGACCGGCCTGAATCGGAATCTGATAGGCGATGTGAAACGGCGTGCCGACGTTTGCGGCGTCGTCGTACCTCGTCACCGTGACCGACACGGCGACTGACGGGTCGGCGTTAGCGACGATGACGGAGTCGACCAGAAGAAGCTTGCCGCTATCCACCGCGTTGCTGACCAGAGAGGTCGCTGCCGTCGACCCAAGCGAGACCTGATTATTATTCGCGAGGATCGTGCTTGCGTTGTTGATGTTTGGGTTTGCCATCGATCCACCTCACGAGAGTGCCAATACTGTTCCGATTCGCACGCCGCTGCCGCTCGGTCCCATTGGCCCCACGATCGACGAAATCGGCACGAGGTTGTTCCACGCCGTGTCGCCGACCAGTCGCCACTGGAGGTATGAGCCGGTCGACTGGAACTCCGGCCGCAAGGCCGGCAGCACGAGGCTCAAGGTCTGCGACGGTGCCGACCCCGTGATCGACACTGCGGCCGTCGGCCCCACGGCGACCGTTCCGATCGACAGCGTGTTTGGCGGCCCCAGGAGCGACGTAAGCGGCACGAGGTCGGTCCAGCTCGAGCTGGCGACCAGCTTCCACTGAACGTGCGTCGCGTTCGCCCGAAGCTCGGCCGGCAGGGGCAGCAAGTCGCCGACGTTGACGTTGACTGAGTCGCCGCCGGAAACGGAGACGCCCGCGGTGCCCGAGCCCGCGACCGTAATGTTGATTGCGCTCATGGGGCCACCGCCGTCACGCTGCCGCTGATGATCGTTCTCGTGATCTGCCCTGGAGCCACCCAGCGGAGATACCAGCGGTAGGTGGATGACGGCGACAGCAGGTTGGTCTGGGTCTCGGATAGCGCCACGGTCATGGAGCCGGCGGCTGCATCGGTGACAGTGATGGACGGTTGCGTCACCGTCGCTCCGATGCCACTGAGGGACTCCACGCCCCCGCCCGTCGTGACCAAGTCGCTCTGGTAGACGTAGCTTTCCCACGAGTACCCAGAAACATTTCTCTGGATATTCACGGGCACGGTCAGTTCGTCCCCGCGGACGAAGCGCAGATTTAATTCCCCTGGCAGTAAAACGAAATCGGGCACGGCTTGGCCTCAGTGGGGTGCTTCGCCGGTCTTCTTCACGACAGCCTGCTTGATTTCCTGCTGGCCGGCGGCGATTTCTTGGAGGGTTTCTGCCTGCTTGAACTGCGTTTTCCCGATTTCGTCGAGGGTTTCTCTCGTCGAATCAAGGAATTCTGTGTGGGATTTGACGATCGGGACGAGCACGGTGCCGTGGAGCGTCACCGCCGCGTCCCTGAGAAACCAGATCATTACGGCCAGAATGACGACCGGAACGCCGAACCTCTCGGCCACGCGGAACGCGGCCTCGGTGAACGATTCGCTTGACATCTGCCACTCCGCGAAAACTACAAAATGTCGGCTAGTAGCCTTCTTAAATTGTAGCAGCGGTCAGTTGCAGTCTGAGGGCATCCAAGGAGCCGGAATTGTCGATGATTCGGGCGACAAGAAGGTCGCTCACCCCCGCCTCGCTCGAGTGCGACGCCGAGGCGTCGTCGAGGCATCGCCACCCCGGCCGCACGACCCTCCACACCTCGCCGCCAGCGTCGATGATGGCTTTGGCCTCGTTGTCGAACCGAACGTCGGTTATGACGACGCCGCGGCCGGCGGCCAGTTCCGGCTTCGCCCGCTCGAGCGCGATCCGAATCCAGATTTCCTCGTGAACGCTGCCTCGACCCCACTCGGTGCCGAGGGTCTGGAGCATCTGCCTAGGCGACTTGCCGAGCCAGGGGATCAATGCCTCTTTCACGGCCCGGTCTTGAAGCCGGCCGACGGGGAGGCCCGTAATCGTCGAAATGCACTGATACAGCGGGTCTGCGAAGGCGATCTGCCGGAAATCGGTAAGAATTTCCGCCACCGTATTCTTACCGGCCCCAGCCGGCCCGCAGAGTCCAATCAGCATTGAAAATCTCTCCCATCGAAGCGAATCGTGACCCCTACGCTGCCGGCCAGGAGCCTCTGGCTGACTCCGGCCTCCTCGAGCATCCGCTCCGCCATCTCCACGTTCAGGAGCCAGCGTGCCGGCGTGGCGTTCCTCATGGCGACGAGGCCGACGACCTCCTTGATGCCAGCCTGGATGATCGCCCTGGCACAGTCGGTGCAGGCGAACCAGGGGCAGTAGAGCGTTGCCCCGGCAGTTGCCGCCCCCACCTCGGCGGCCTTGTAGATCGCCGCTCGCTCGGCGTGCTCGACAAAGTGGTACTTGAACGGCCTCGCGAGCCTGTGGTCGGGGCGCGACACCCCCCGCGGCACGCAGTTGGCGGCGTAGATCGTGCCGCCGGCAGTCACCAGCACGGCTCCGTTCTGCGTGTCTGGGTCGTGGGAATTCTCCGCAGCGTAGCGGCAGGCGTCCCGCAGTCGCACGAAGTCGAAGTCGATCATCGTGTCGGCCCCGCGATGTGCATGGCGGTCAGGCCGCCCTCGGGGAGGTAGATGAACGTCTCCATGCACTGTCGCGAGCAAATGTAGCCGCTCGCGGAATGCCACTCATCCGGTGGGGTGATCGACGGCGCAGTTCGCAGCACCACCGAATCAACGGACTCGATCGCCCGCTCGGCGGCCTGGGCGTGGAGGTGGCCGGTGTGAAACTCCCGATACCAGCACCGCGACCAATCAGCCGACGCCTCCATCGCCATGATCTGCGGCAGTCGCTTCTTCGCCTTGTCGCCGTGGGCCGCGCCGATGAGGTTGCTGCCGTGGGTGACGTACTGCCGGCGTGTGTAGTGCGGCGAGACGGCGACCCTGCCGTCATTGCGGAATCGCTCTTGAAGGATTCGGCGAAACGCGGCCGTCAGCGTCTCGTCGTGGTTGCCGTTCACGACGAGTACGTCTGTCGGCACAGTGGCCGCCGACCGCTCGACCAGCCCAAGCAGCGTATCGCAGCCGACTTGGATCATCTTCTGAAACCGACCGTCATTGTCCTGCGGAGTCCCTGCGGTCGTGTTGCCCGCGGGGCCGTCGGCGTTGAATAAGTCGCCCAAGAACAAGATCGTGCGGCGGGCCGGCTGGTATGTGTCGCCGGTATCAATCAGGGACATGCCTGTCTCGCCGACCATCTTCTCGGCGATCGACAGATCGTAGTCATCGTGGCCGGTCGACTTGGCCCAGGCGTATTTGCCAAAATGAGTGTCCGCGACGACCAGCACCTGCCAGAGATCGCCGCGAGACTTCGGCTTGTTCGGCTTCTGCTTCGTCCTGGGCAGATTCGCTCCGGCGATCATCGCCTCGACGATTTCCTTGATGCCTGGGCCTGCCTTGGGCTTGAGCCTCACCCAGACGCGGTGAAGCTCAGTGACCGTTGGCTCGCCATTGGCGTCGGCGGTCGCGACCTCCCATTTGGTCGCCTCACTAGCCGCTACTTCGTAGCGGCTAGTGTCGGCCTCGATGTGCTTGAGGAGATCGTCGACCGTCTTGATTCGACGGCTCGTCGATCTCGCCTCGAGCGTGTCTCCGTCGCGACGCTGCGTCACCTGCTCGGCGTCAGGGGCCGGCTTCGGGGTGGACGCCGCGGCTGCGGCCGAGAGGATGTCGCCGGTCAGCCCTGGGTCAGCCATCGTTGCACCTGCCGGTATTTGGCGACTTTGTAGCCGCGGGCGGAGATCTTCTCGACGATCGTCTTTGCCATCTGGCAGGCCGAGACACCCGTCGCCTCGGTTGTCTTTCGCCAGGAGTCGCGGACCTCAAGGATCGCGCTTTGGTGCTCTTCGGACAGAGCGTGAAACCAGCTTTGGTTTCCTGGCGACGGCCTTGCGCTTTCCAGAATCTCCTTGGCTAAGTCCATCCTGTTTTCCCTTGAGGTGAATCCACCCGTCGTCGTCGGGGATGCCGCCTCCGGCGATCTCCTCGTCGTCGTCCAGCTCAGGCGGGAGAATGACTCCCTTGGGTGGGGTTGCCTTGCCCATGACTAATAGTGTCGCCTAGTAGTCTTTACTGGTCAATGCTGTTTCGGTGCGGCGTCGCCTTGCCCCATTTACCAGCGGGGCATTCCTGATCAGCCCACGATAATTTGCTGACGTACCCGCGAATCCTCGCGACCGGGCAACCGCAGAGAGAGCAGGCATTGTTTTGCAGATGTTCGCACTGAAGGCAGATATCGTGCCGCCTGATGATCTCGTCGTCCGATGCCATCGGCATGCCTGCGGCGACGTGACCGGCGGCGGCAGAGGCGAGATTTCGTACCTTGGTCAAAAACGACGGCGCGCCGTGTCTGGAAAGCTGCGTTGCTACGGCCGCATCTTCCACGCTGTAACCCGGCTTCAGCGTCCTCGGATACCACGGGCTGTCAGTGTCGACGATCCACTCGTCGGCAGTCTGCGAGACAACGCACGGCATCACCTCTTCCAGCGTATAGCCTCGCTCGGCGCAACGCTCTTCAAGGTGCTCGCGGCGGCAACTGACTGTGTTCACGGCAGCGGGTTGTCCAACGAGTTTATGTGGCAATACGGGCTGGGCGGCGAAGAATACTCGCCGCTCAACTCAGAGCGAATCAGAGAAAAGCCATCCTTTTGCTTGGTCGGCACCTGTCCAAAAATGTAAGCCCAGTAGCCAGGGTCGCCCGAGGCTGGAACATAAGACTCCGACAATTCACGATCAACGTCGGGAATGTTTAAAAGCCCCCCTCCTCGGTTGAATAATGTGGGCTGACGAGACGGGATGTACGGGCTGGGTTCTCCACCCAGCAATCCACGACTCGGAGAGTTAAATGGATTCCTATTACCATACGAACCCGGCGGATACCTTGGCCCGCCCGTCACCGAAGGAAGCAAAGCCTCCGGGTATCCCGGGCAAAGCGACAGCGCGTCTGTAACCACATGCCCGTCGACAAGTCGCCCAGGAGGCGCGGGCGTCCCGAACTGATCCATCACAGCAAAGTCTTGATCTTGCGGCGTCAAAACGTATTGGTTGACTCCAAATGTTGGAATATCCCAGTCGTAGTGTGTGAAGTAGCGGTAAAACTTGTTCGTGCCGTCAAACGCACGGAACGCCGGGCAGCACTGCGGCGGATTGCAGCATGGACAAGCCATCTCATATCTCCAGCGAAACGAACGTTGCCGTGAACGTGCCGGCCACAACCGTGGCCGTCTGCGTACCGCTGATGGCGACGACGGTCGCCGTCTGCGTCGGGCCTGCCACTTGCAGAGAAGCAGTTGTCTTATTCAAGGTGATGCTGCAACTGCTGGTGTTAAAAACAGCAGACACGTCCGTTATCACCGTCACTGCGGAGGAGTTGGCAGACGCAAACGTGATGGATTGGGTGGCGTTTGGCCCGATAAAAGTGATCGACTGCGTGGACGTGGAAAACGCTCCGGTCGCGGCTGACATCTGAAAGCTAACCAGATACCACTGCGTGCCGTCCTTCGCGATGTTGACGATCCTGCTTGTTGCCGTGCTCCTGGGAGCTGGCAGGCTGACGATCTTGTTGATTGCACTGACCGTGTTCGGCGTGGCCGTGACGCCGTAGAAGGTCACTGTCTTCAACGTGTCTAACGACCATGCGCCGGCAGCGGTGCAGACGCGGAAGACCTTGGGGGCGTATGACTGCCCGTCGCCCTCGATCACCGTCGGTATGCGGCTCACCGGCCCGCCGAACGGTATGGAGTCCACTTTCGCGATCGTGCTTTTCAGCTTCTCGCGGAGACTCTCGCCGATAAGGTATTTGCCGTCTGCCATCAGGTAAACCAGCGTATTCCGAAGTTCGAGAAATTGCTGCCAAACGCCATTTCTGGCTGGATGCAGATGCGGTTGATCAGTACCCTTGGGTTCGCAGACGGCGACCTTGGCGTGCCGTCGTCGTTCAGCGCCACGGGCTGTGCGGCGGGGCGTTGAACGTAGCCGCCGTCGCCTGCGGGGACCGTGACCATTGCCCTCGCCTTCTGCTGCTCAGTGCCAATGGCGAGCACTGGGAATGACCCGCCGACCAGCCATACCTTGCCTTCCCTGTGCTCAAGCGAAAGCGATCTCTGGTCTACGTCTCCGCGGGAAAGGCCGCTGTTGTAGATGTTAAACCCCGTCTGCGGGACGGCCATATCCCAGCCGATTGCCTGGAAGCCGTGGCGGGTGAGTGTCCAGTGCGCCCTGACGGCAAACCCGAACGTCACCTTGAACCCCCTAAACGTCGTGTTGCCGAACTGCTCGACAACAGCGTTCGACGAGATGCTCTGCAACATGCAGCAATGGACGCCGATGGAGAGGTTGCTGAACGTGAACTGGTCGTTGTTCACATACCCGCAATAAGCAAGCAACTGGCTCATGTCGCTCGCCGAATACTGGTCGATGTTGATGTTCACGACCGGCTCGAGGCGAGTCACGCCATCGACGAGGTCTCCAACGGGATTGGCGGCCGGCACCCACGCCCCCGACGCGCCGCCCGTCACCGGAGCACCGCCCCACGCGGCGATCTCCGTCAGGGACGTAGTCATCGAATACATCGCCGGCCGGACGGTTGGCTCCTGAAGCCCAGGGTCGGTGCCACCGACGCTCGGGTTGCTGCGGTACTGGGCCGTGACGATGCGGACCAGCCGGCTCTCGCCATCCGCCTTCACGTCCAGGCTGACGCAAGGGATGGAGTTCTCGGAGCCAAGGGCGTCGCCGATGTTGACGCCGATTGCTTCCGCAATGTTGAACGACTCGTTTGGTGAGTTGAGCAGGATTTTCCACGTCCGCGTTGCCTGATCGGCAAGCTGCCCGCCATCGGCACTGCGGCTGAAGGATTTGCCCTGCGCGAGTTCTGATACGAGCTTCGGCATTACAGCAGGACTCCTGGGTTACCTTCTTTGATCGCCCTAACGACCTCGTCCAGCTTGTCCGTCTGCTTCCGCAGCTCCGCGAGATTCACATCCTTCGCCGAGTCGTCGCCTCGGAGAAGCCTGTTGAGTTCGCTCTGGCCCTGGCTCGTCGACACGTCGGAGACGTTGAGGGCGGCGCGGGACGGGCCTTGGAGCAGGGCGTTCTGCCGCTCCTCTTGAAACTGCTGGAGCATCGGGGCGACCTGCTCCATCTGGTTCTGGATGGCTTGGCGGAGGAAGGCTTGCGGGTTCTCGCCCTTGAGCAGCATATCGAGGGCATTGGCGTTAATGTCCGCACCCGCCCCCTCGGTGAATTCTTTGCGAAAACGCTCGCGGTCAGTCATGCCGAGATCGCGGCCTCGCAGGGCGCGGTCTCGGTCGTTCTGGATCATCCGCTCGATGTCGATGGCCTTCTGCTCATCGCGAGTGCCGTCGGCAATCATCAAGTCTCTTTCGGCGAGCATTCTGCGGCTGTCCTTTTGCCTCGCAATCCGCTCGTCCTTCTCTCTCTGCGTCAGCCCAACGCTCGCCTCTTTTTCGGCAAGCGCCGCGAGTCTCTCGTCATTCGCCGCGATCAACCTGTTGTTGGCTGCGAACAGCGGGTCTTGCTCTATTTCCTTTCGTTTGTTGTCCAGATCGTCTTGCAGCTTCTGGGCTAGCTCGCGGTCAGCACGAAGTTGCGCGTCGGCCGCGTTACGATCTGTGCGATTCTGCTCGGTCGGGTTGTTGATGTACCTCTCCTGGGCCTCATTCGCCTGACGCTCGCTGTCGGCGATGATCTGGTTCGCGGCGTCCATTCGCCTCTTGAAGGTCGGGTCTTCGGCGGCCCGCTGCCGGCTCTTTTCAAGCTCCTTCTCGCGGGCAGCGATGCCGTTGTTAATGGCGTCAAGCTGCTTTCTCTCTGCCTCTGTGAGGTTGCGGGCGAGGTGCTCGCGTTGGCGCATAAGCTCAATCTCGCGCTTCCTGGCTGCGTCAAGCTCATTCTGTTCAGCCGGATCAAGAGACCCAATCCTTGCTTTGGCCTCAAGGTCTGCCCGCCGCTGCGTAATGGCTTCAAACTCTTTGTTGATGCCCTGCATTCGCGGGTCGTTCTGCACCACGCCTCGCCGAATGTCCAAATCCACCTGAGCCTGCGCCACGCGAGCGCGGTCGTCGATTAACCTTCGCTCCGCATCGTCGCGAGACTGGCCGCTGCCAGCCCGCAGGGGGTTCTCTTCAAACGCCTTCTGTGCGGCGTCTGCCCCTTGCTCGGATCGCTGCACCGCAGACTCGCCGACCTTGCGAATGCGGGTCAGCGCGGCCTCGACGGCGACGGCTGCTTCGGCGAATGCCGCAGCGGCCTCCGAGGCGCTCTGGGCGGCCTCAAGCTCTGCCTCTGCGGCCTTGATTTCTGCGTCAGACCCCTTTGCCGTCGCAACCTCGAGCTGCCCGCGAGCCTCAATCTCTCGGTCGATTGCGGCCTCAATGTACGCGGTCGTTCTAATGCTATATTCGTCGCCTGCAAACCGCTCGTTTCCTTGAATCGACGCCAATGCGGCCGTCGTCCGCTCGCCGCCAAACGTGCGGCCGAGCCGCGTTTCGCGAGAGCGGAGGCGAATGCCAGCCCCCTCTGCCTCGACTTGGTCGATATTCGCCTTGGCCTCGTCTACCTTGGCCCGCTTCTTGTCAGGGTCGGTTTCCTTCTGGGCTTCCTCGAGCGATACATAGGCTTCTTTCAGCTTCTTGGCATTCGCATCAAGCTCACGCTGGAACGCTGCGGCATTCGGCACGCCCCTGCGAATCGCCTCCGCAACGTCCTCTTGGGCTTGGCGAATCTGGGCCGCGGGGCCGCGGGAGGACTCGGCGATTTCGTTAGCAGTCCTATTGATTTCCCTGAGGAGCGGAGCGCTCAGGGAGCCGAGGACAAGACGGAGTTCTGCGATCTCCTTTTTTGCCGTTGCCGCCTCGTTTGATGTCAAAAGCCCGCCTTCGATCTGCGTCGACAGTTCCTTGATGCGAGCATCAACCTGCTCCCTCGCCTCGCTGACGCTCCCCGCCAACGGAACGGACGCAGCCCGTTCCATGAACGGCGCGGCTGCTCGAGCGGGAGCAAATGGGTCGTCGGGATTACTCGCTCCCTCGTCTCTCGCGGCGGCCACGGCCTGTGCTTCCAGAGACTCCCGCAACCTTTTCTGAATCTGACCAAAGTCTGGCGGCGGCGCGGAGACGGCGCGGTCGGCGGCGTCCCGCTCGCGTCGCCTGGAGTCCTCCAGTTGCCTCTGAAGCCCGACGATCTCGCCAACGTCTGTGCTCTTTTCGATATCATCTTGGAGCTTCCGCTGCTCGGCCCGCTCCTTGATCACTTCGGGATCGAAGTCGGCTACGTTATTTCGGATCGCCTCGTTCTGCTTCTTCCGAATGTCCTCCATCTGCCTCGAGAACTCTGCGGCCTGCTCGCCGCCGGCAGAGAAGGTGCCGCGCGACATCGCGTCGCCAAGCGACCTGAACGCCTGCGCCAAATCCTCGACAAGGCTCTTTTGTCGTGCCAGGGCTTCGTTGAGCGCCTTCGTCTGGTCTTCCGCCGACCGGCCATTGTTCGCCCACTTAATGAGCCCGACGGCCGCCTGCCCCGCGATCACGGCACCCAGGCCGACGAACAGGCCCGTCGTTCCGCCGACTATAAAACCAAGCTGGGTGATGTTGTTGCTGACGGCGCGAAGCTTGAATTCAAGGCCGCCGGTAGAAGACATGAAGTCGTCTACGGCGAATATGGCTTGGTTAAGACCGAGGGCAAACTTGTCAGCGCCGGCTCGACCAACGTCGCCGATGCCCTTGACGAATGAAGCAGCTTCTGCCTTGCTCTTGAACAAGCCAGCGGCAAGGGCAGCCTCTCCAATCTTCTCTGCGAGCTGGTCGGCCTGCTCCTTCGTGGAGGCGAGACCAATGGTACCCTTCCTGGCAGCGCTCTCGACGAAAGCTGCGTACTTGTTGAAGGCGTCGGCGACGGGGCCGCTAGCCGCCGCCCCGATGTCCAGCAGCTTGGCCCTGATGAATCCGATCTGCTTTTCTGTGCGAGTGAACGCCGCGGTGTTCAGCGCGTCTCCAAGCGTGCCGCCGAGCTTGGCGGCCTGCTGCGTTCTGGTCAGCGCCCGCTCAAGGCCAGCGACCTTCTTTGCGACTGCATCGATCTCCGCCGCAGTTGACGATGGGCCAAGCCCCTTAAATGCGTCTCGAACCTTGTTGATCGCCGGAATCAACTGAGCCTGCAACGGCGTCGGCAGCTTTTCAAGGCTGGTCTGGAGCGATACGACATTAGCTTGGAGGTTGGCGTATCCACGAGCGGCTGTGCCGAAGTCTGCTCCAAGAACGTCCACTGGCGGTTTCGGCGGTTTCGGCGGCGGTGCCGCCGCGATCGCTGCGTCCCGCAACTGGCCCGCACGCTGGCCGGCAAGCCTCGCAGCCGCCTCGTTGCCAGCATTCGCGCCGACGAACGTCTCGATCTTGGCGATGTTCTTCTCGCCGATGGCTTTCATCGGGCCGTCAAGTTTCGCGACCGCCGCCTTGGCCTCGGCAAGGTTTTTCTTGAGGATATCGATGGGCTGGCTCGGATTCGCGCCGTCTCCGATGGCCGCCATCGCAGCCTTGAGGTCATCTGCCGCCTTCTTCGCCTGCAACTCCTTGTCGACGAGATCGACGAACACCTTGATCAGCGGCGCGCCGAAGTCCGCGTTACCAAGCCCCGCGATGGCCGCGTCCTTGGCGGTCGTCACCCTCGCCAAGGCGGCGGGGTCGAGGCTGCCGGCTCTGGCGATGGTGCTACGCAGCTCGCCCTCGGCCTGCGCCCTGTTCTGCGGCAGTCCCGTGAACTGGAACGCGGCGGACTCCTTGAGGGCGTCGATGCTGGCCTTCAGGTCATCCGTCTTCTTCTTGGCGTCTGCGGTAGTGAGGTTGAACTTCTTGTCCTGGGCGACCTTGAATGCGATCTGGTCAAGAACGTCGTTGTACTTGTCCAAGTCGCCCAATTGTCGCGCCATTGCCGCGTCTTCTAGGAGCGGCTTGTAGTTCTGACGCTGTGCGCGGTCTAGGCCGACGATGTCGCCTTCTAGCTGCCCTCGGCGGCCGTCTGCCTGCTCCATGTTCTGCGGACGGCCGGTGATGACGAAGGCGGCGCGCTCGCGCATTGACGTGATCTTCGCCGTGATCTCGTCAGCCTTTCTCTGCGCCTCGGCGGTGTCAATGGTGACCCTGATTTCTTTTTCCGCGACCTCCTGAGCCTCGCCGAGCTTCTTGATAACAAGATCAAGCGACAGTTGCGCTGGCCCCGTCGGGAGGCTATCAGCAATCACTGCTTGCAGCTTCGCGTACCGAACCGTGGCCTCCTGCGAAAGCCTGTTGACCTCCACGAGCGACTCGACAATCCTCGGGTTTGCCTGAATCGCCGAGGCCGGCAGCGCCGCTGCTTTGTCGCCGATAGCCGCTCCGCGGTCCAAAGACTCGGACAGCCCGGGCTGGTCAAAGAAAAGCTCCCTGCCGGTCTTGATCTTCCCGACCTTCGCCGACGCCTCGGCCAATCGCGAGACCGACGCCACGACCTGATCGACATCCTGCTTTATGCCGACGAACGTGGCCTCAATTGCCTTGGCGGGAGCGACGCCGTCATCGATCAGTCTTGCCAGCGACTCAAGATCGTTTTGCACGCTTGAGAGCGCAGGCAGGAAACCAGCCTGAACCTCTCTGGTCAGCGTACCGAACTGCTGCGTGGCTGCCGCGATAGGCTTTGACAGCTCCTCCGACTGAGACACCATCTGCCGCATCTTCGTCGTCGCGGCCGTCAGGTCAGAGCGGCCAAGCTCTTCCATGACGCGAGGCAGTTTGCCGAGTACCGCCCCCGCGGCCTCGGCCTTCTTGGCGACATCGTCAAGCGTCTGAATGTCGACGTTCACGCCGAACTCAGCGGTGACCTTTTTGCCAAGTTGGCGATTCAGCTTGCCGAGCGTGCTTTCTGCCTCTGTCAGCTCGTCGTACTTCGCCTTGATGTCGACGACGCGCCCGCTGGCCTTGGCCTTCTCCAGAGCGGCCGTCAGCCTGTCGACCCTGTCCTGCGCCTCGGCGATCTGTGCCTTGAACTCGTCTGTCGATACACTGATCTTGGCGACCCTGGCCTGCTTCTTTTCAAGCGAATCGATCTCCTCCGAGATGCCGTCGATCACCGCGCGGACCTTTTGAAGCTCTCGTTCATCACCGCGAACGCGAATGGCCTTCGCCTCAAGGGATGCCCGCTTGCTGTTCAGCGCATCAAGTTGTTCGTTGATCGCGTCGAGTTCGCGCGAACCGCCGCCGCCGGCTGCGGCCTGATCCTGCAACCTCTTCAAGGCCGCCGTAGCCTTGGCAAGCCGCCCCTCGAGCTTCTGCACCGCGGCGTCATCGACGGGGACGGTAACCTTGCCACCGCTGTCGGCCGCGGACTTGATCTCCTGCTTCAGCGCCTGAATCCGATCTTTGGCCGATTCGACATCCGCCGCCACCTTCATAACAGCGGGCGACGACCTGATCTGCTCACGAAGCTCGTTGATCTTCTCCAGGCCGCCGACGCGGGTGATGATCTCCACGTCCTTCGACGTAAGGCCGTTGATGGCATCGCGGAATTCCGTGATGCTCTTCATTCCGCTCGTCTTCAGGACGATGTCGATCTGTCGCTCGTTGAGACCTTGCAGCCGCCGCTGAAGGGCGTCCACGTCTCCGATGAGACCCTTGAAGCCCTTGAACGATAGCTTCATCGACTCGGCGGCCCGCAGAGACCGCTCGACTTTCTGGAGGGGCGTGTAGATACCCTCCAGAGCCCTAGCAGCCTGAGTGGACGCCGATGTCAGGTTGCCCTGCACCCGGCTGGCGAAGTTGGCGACTTCTTTCGCAGACTTCGCCAGCTTGCTGTCGAAGTCTCCCGTGCTCGCCGAGACAACTGCACTGATCTTGCCGAGGTAGCCGTTTGCCATCGATTCATCCCTGAATTGGCGTGTTCAACTTCATCAGCTCGGCCATGATCTGATCGTTCGTCTGCTCCGGCTTGATCACGCTCGGGATGAACGCAGCCTCGTCTGGGAGGTCATGCTTCTTGTAGTTCCCAGACGAGGCCATGATCACCCTGCACAGTCTGGCCGTTTGCCCCCACGGGTCAGGCAGCGGCCACCTCTGATCAAATGCGTACCATTCGGCGATCTCCGCGCTGTCAACCTCCTGCAACAGACGCTTGACGCTCATCCCCAGCGTCGCCGCTAGGCGGAAGTAGAACCTCCGCTCTGGGCGGTTTCGGAATCTTCCCCCAGGGCATCCACTGCCTCCTGCGTGAAGGCATTCAGCTTCCAGCCGGCCTCGAAGAGACGGTTGATCACAACCGAAGACTTCTTGCCGAGAATGTCGGCCTCGTCGTCACTGAAGAGCCGCTCTCCATCCTCGTCGCACAGAGCGAGCAGGAGGAAGCGAATGCGAAACGCCTTCATCTTCTGGTCGGCGTAGCTCTCCTCGAACCTGTCGCGGTCGGTGCCAGTGAGCACACGGAGATACACGTCGCCCTTCCACTCGGGGACGGCGACCTTCTCCTTGCGAACGTCGTCGGCGGCCAGGATGCTCTTTCGATCAAGTGCCATGTCTGCTCTGCTCCCAGTAACGGTGTGGCGCGGCATCCTTGCCGGCTATGCTGCTTGGTAATCAGTCATCAAGAACTTGAGCGAGCCTCGCACCAGCTCGCCCGCCTGCGCGCCTACAGACGCGGACTCGCAGACCACTCGCCGGCTGATGCTGTAGCCCCTCGACGAGAACGTGAGCTGGCCGACCCTCCTGACGAGCAACTGCGGGTCGACATTCGATGTCAGGAAGTCGACGGTTATGGTGCCGCCGGACCACTCCCCGGTCGGCACCGCAACCATGCTGCCCAGCACGTCGTTGGCAGAGGTCATGTTGACGACCTCCGCAGTCGGCATCTCCACAGAGATGCCGACCAGCGACCCGCTGAAGTTCAGGAACGAAAAGGTCGCGCCGTGTGCGGTGGCCCCGGCCATGTCGGGTCACCTCCAGGGCGTTAGGCGACCCGCCAAGTCGCGTTGCCCTTGATGAGATCGCCGACGGTGCCGCCCACGGTCGACGCCGTGAGGGTGGCGTTGCCGGTGAAGCTAACCGGGCCGGCGATGCTGATCGCCGCGGACTGAATCGTGATGACGGTCGTGGCGATGTAGTCGCAGGAGATTTCCCGCTGCACGAACGTGGGGACGTACTCCCGACGCCCGCCAGGGGGGATGCCGAGATGCGAACCATCGGCGTTGTCGATCTGGTCGTTGACATTGAAGCTCGTAATCACCAGCGTCTGACCGCTGTAGGTCATCGTCACGCCCATCGCAGCAACACCGGCCATAGTGCGCCTCCTTGCGCTAAAGTCTTATTCGGTAGCTTCGGACCACCGAATCTGAAACAGTTGTCGAACCTCGTATGCGGGCGGGAGCTGGGCTCCCACGGCTGCCGGGTCCAGATAGTCATCTGTCTCCGACACGAGCCGTATATCACTTATTGTAACGCCCGCGAGGGTGCCAGTGCGTCCATCCAAAGCGAGACGCACCTCGTCGGCAAGCTCGCGGGCAACGTCGTAGTAGAGTGCCCAGGAGGCGATCTGGAGATGCACGATCGGCTGGTACATCGGGCCTGCGAGATGGGCCTCGCGGGTGATGTTATTCCGCTTGTAGATGCAGAACGGCAGGACGGCGTTTTTCGGCACCGCGATCGGGTAGACCTGAAAACCGACCAGCCTCGCCACCTCCGGCGAGGTGATGAGCCTCTGGAAAACGTGTTTTTCTGGGGAGATGATCACTTACTGAGCCTGTCAAGCGAGTTCTGGATTGCTGCCTTGAGCGTATTCAGTACAGCGTCCTTGGTTTCGGCGATGGACCGCTCCATCGCGTGGCTGGCTGGCATCGGAGCGTAGGTGTCGCCTGGGTGGAGGGTGATCGGATGCTGCCTGCCGTTGGAGTAGCCGAAATCGTGGGGGTAGCCGATGCCTTGGCGGGCCTGCCGCGTCTCTTCGTCGCGGCTGCCCATCAAAAAGTAGTAGCCCCTCGACATATTGGCGAACTGCTGGTCATTCGCCGACGAGTGGCGTCGCATCTTGCCGTTGATCATCTGGTGGACGTTGACGTAGGTGCGGCGGCCCTTGGTCCCCGGCCTGCGCGGGCCGGACCCGAACTCCTTCAGCCAAGCGTGGTTGCCCGAAGCCTGCTTGTCAGTGCTGCGGCCCGTTCCAGACTGGTACGGTCCCACAATCGCCACAGTTGCCGCATCGTAGACTTTGGTTTCGATCCTTGTCGATCTCGCGAGGTTGCCGGTGACGTTGCCGACCTTCGACTGATAGCTTCGCTTTATGTGGCTGCTGGCCTTTCTGACGGCCTGCTCGAGCGCCTTTGGCTCGCCCACCTCTGCGGCGAGCTTCTGGAGCCTCTCGGCCAATTCACGGACACCCTCCATCCTGACCGACACGAACCCCTCGGCCAGCGACTTGCCGGTGCTGCCGCCAATCGATCTCGGAGTCCCGTAGCCCTGCGTAATCATGTCGCGTCCTCCCTCGCCAGTATCTCATGGATCGAGCGGGTCTCTCGCTCAAGGACGCTAGAAATCTCCATCACACGGCCCCTCCAGAGAAGCCGGTGCTGGTGATTTAGGCCGGGGAAGAACCTGATCCGAACGCGGTGCGTCACGATCGCGCCGGCCTGCTGGGCGGCGAAGTAGTCGCTGGCCCTAACGCCCATGATGCTGGCGTAGACTGTGGCCTCGTCCACCCAGGTCAGCGTCGTCTCGCCGAAGGAACTCTGCTGCTCCACGGGCTTCTGGATCGTGACCCGCTCGCGCATCGTGCCCGAATTGATCATGGTCACCCCATCCAGAGGGCGGTGTACGAACCCGTGCCGGACGGCGCAGAGACTGTGATCGTCGTTGTAACTGGCAGCACGGCCACGCGGCCGGCGGCCACGTTGAAGCTGCCAGCCAGCCGCAGGACGCTCGTGCCCGTGTTCTTGACCACCAGCGTCGAGAGCGGCGTCGCCCCGACGATCTGAACGGCGGCTGTGCCGACGCTGCCGTTGATCGTCTGAGCGCTCGTCAGCGACGGGGAAATGTGCTCGGACAGCGAGCCGATCGTGAGCGAAGTGTCACTCGAGTCGTGGTAGACGGCGTCGATGTCGATGCGGGCCTTGACGGTCATCGGTAAACCCCCATGCTGGCCGCGGCCAGGAGCGTATCGAACGTCTGCGGCACAGAAACGGGTGCCCCCGTGACCGCCGGCTGCCTCGTGTCGAACCAGTGGGCCACGAGCAGGCAAATCAAGTGCTTGACCACGGGCGGCGCGCTCTGCCCGTCGTCGCCGTAGCCCGCCGAATACCGCACCGTGACTGAATTTTCGTCGCCGCGGGTCGCGGGCCAAGCTCTGGCCCACTGCGGGTAAATCCGCCCAGGCAGGACGCTGGCGTCGACCTGAAAGTCGCCGTTCGCGCTCAAGAGCGTGCCGTAGGTGCCGTCGCCGTTGCGATAGGTCACCGTGATCGACCTGTCCAGAAGCGGCAGGCGGGGCAGGATGATCGCCCAGACAGGAAACAGGTCGTACTTGGCCTCCCACACGGTCGTGCAGATCGTGATGTCAAGAACATCCTCGACATACTGCCTCGCCACGGCGATGAGACCCTGGATGTAGAGGTCATCCACATCGGTATCCACCCGGCAATGCTGCTTCGCCGTCGACAGGCTGACCGGCTCCACGGCCGGGTTCGTAATGCGTCGCAGGCTGCGAAACGGCGTAATCGTCGCCGTCGGCCTCTGCGGCGTGCCGAAGACAATCTGATCCATTTATCGCCTCTTCTTCGGTGTGTGCTTGACGGCCACTTCCGCACGCTCGACGGCCTCGGGGACAGCCTCGGCGGTCTCGACCTCTTCGATCAGCCCGCGGCGGATGAGGATGTCGCACATCCCGGCCGCCCAGTCCTCGAAGACCTGCCCCTTCTCGTAGCAGTCAAAATTCTGGAGCACGCGGATTTTCAATGAACGTGCCCCCAGGCGCTTTCCGGTGCCTTCTGGCCGTTCGTCCAGTATTCCGTCGTGTGCTGCTGCACCTTGCCGCCGTCGGCCGTCCTCGAGGGCCATGTGACCATCAGTTCGGCGTGGCCGACGCTGACATGCGTGGCGAGGCCCAGCTTGTTGCCGCAGGCGGCCCACGACTTCCAGAACGAGATGTCCTCGTCGGTATGGCCCCCCGTCCACTCTCCCTGGTCGTTCGCCTTGGCGAGGAACCAGGGCTTCTTCATCTTCTTGAGGCCCGAGGTCCGCAGGAATGTCAGGCCGAAGTGGGCCGTCTCCACGGGCTGCACGACCTTGTTGAAGAAGTCGCCGTCCACCGTCGTCTTCTGGTCAACGTCACTGCCGGCCAGGGCGAACATCACCGCGTTCGCCTCCCGCTTCGTCTGAAGCGGAGCGATGGCGTCGTAGCCAGAGTGCAGGAGCAGTGCAAGGAGCGCCTCGACCGTCTTCGCACTGAAGACCGTGTCGTAGTCGATGGTCAGGATCACGTCGTGCGTGTCGACGACCTGCTCCATCGCTCGCTGAAGGCACTGGCCCCAGAAGGCACCCGTCACCTTGATGGGACTGATGCCATGCGGGGCCAGTGCCGACGAGACACAGAAGAAATTGTCGGTAAATCCAAGCCGCGGGGTGCTCATCACCGCCGCGACTTTGATTTCCGCTTCGACGTTACCGACTCTGATCAGCATGGATCGCTCCGTGTGTGGAGCGGGCGCGCATCCATGCGCCTTTGTCGGCCATCATGGCCGTCCCGCAGTTCGGGAATCAGCCCTTGACCCAGCCGATGACGCCAGCGTCAGCCGCCGTCACCGGAGCCTCTTCGCCACGCGACAGACGAGCCGACACCACGGTGTTCACGCTGACCGCGGGGGTCGCCGTGACCTTGAGGTAACGCTTCTTCGCCTTGGTGTCGATATCGAGCTTCACGATGGCGGCCGACGCGGTGTCGGACACAGCCGGAATCGTGAAGTCGGTGCCGCCGACGAGGCCCGACACGTTCGAGTAGGACGAGTTGTCATCCGACTCTTCGACCTTCAGCACGCTGGCGAACACCGTCGAGGCGTTGCTCGCCCGCAGCACGTCCACGCTCGCGTGGTCGTAGCCGAGGGTGTCGATCGTCAGGGTCACTGCGCTGGTGCCGACGGCCGCGGGGACGGAGCCGACAACCTTATCGTTCTGAGAATGGATCATGGTTCTGGGGTTCTCCTTCTAGAGGGTGTTTGTCAGGCTCACGACGCCGCGGACTTGAGAGCAACCACGGGGCCGGCGGTCGTGTTGTCGCCGAGCGAGTGATGAACCACGTCGAACCGCATCGTGCCCTGGAGCAGGAGCTGATCGGTCGTGGCGTAGACTTGGTCGTACATCCGCACTGCGAAGTCGCGGCGACGAGCGTAGATGCTGGAGAGACCCAGGTTCGCGAAGAGAACCTTGACCTTGCCCGGATCGGCACCGAGCGTGCCGTCGAGGACGTGAACGTAGTTCACGGGGAATCCGAGGAACTGCTCGGTCACGCCGCCGCCAACCTGCTCGACGGTGTTGCCACCAGCCGCGTAGCGGAGGCGGGCCATCGAGGCAGCAAAGCCGGCCGGCGAGATGTACCACGCTGCACCCTGGCGGGCGTAGAGCGGCATCTTGCCGATGACCTTGATGAAGTCGGTCACGGTCAGGGTCTCGAAGCCCGTGGCACCGGCACCGGCAGTCACGACGCCCGCGTTGTGCGTGCCGTCATTGACCTTCGGCACCACGCCGTAGATTCCGCCCGAAGCCGAGTCGCCCGCGCCGAGCCAGCCGACCAAGTCGGTCTTGTAGGCCAAGCTCGTCGCGAACTCAGTTGCCACGGCATCAGCGATCGACACGAGAGCGTCTTCCACCACCTCGCTCGACATGCGGGTTCCCACGGCCAATTTCTTGGCAATGAGCTGCACGTTCGAGTAGGTCGGCTCGCTCTCGCTCACCGCGGTGCCTTCGCCGACGAAGTAGGCCGTGGTGCCCGTGACACGCTTCGGGATGATCATCGTGTCGCGGGTCATCGTCACCTTCTCGACGTTGCTCGCTGCGAAGGTTCCGAAATTTTCTACTAACCGGATCACGCGAGAAGCGAACTCCTCTGGGACAAGGGCACCGCCAGAAGCGTTGCTGTTCTCGCCCATCGCGCGGTTCTCGACGCCGTGATCCTTGCACCACCGGAGGTCTTCGGCGTTCTTGAAGATGTGAGCCCGGAGCCACCGGCCGCAGCGGTAGGCACTCTCGACAGCCTCGGGGCCGTCGTTGAATGCACGCAGGCTGGTGTGATGAGGCTGGATCGAACGAATCTCGACCTTCTTCTCCTCGACCTTCGCGGCGACTTCGGCCACGGGAGCCGGGGCAGGGGCGGCCTTCTCGACCACGGCCCGCAGTTCGGCTTCCTTCGCGGCGATCCGCTCCTCGAAGTCCAGGGAGGTCTTCAGGTCGTCGGCCTGAGTGCCGAGCGAGATGAGTTCCTTGGTCTGCTCGGCCGAGCGATCCTCGATACCGGACAGTTCGGTCATCCGAGCGGCGACAGCCGCGGCACGTTCCTGAAGACGCTTGAGATTCGACGCCATGTTGGCCTGCTCCTTGGTTTGAGCCGGCCAATCGCACAATGCGGCGGCCGGCGGGTGATCCCGCTAGCGCGCCGCGTGCTTGAATCCTCAAGTCGCTCGCACTGCCCCTCACGACATCCGTCGTGAAGCAATGTCTCTACCTGTAGACTACTGACCCTGACGTGCGCCGTGCAACTGAGTCCGAAGGATTGTCGCCTTCAGGTTCGCGAGCTTCACAGCGATATCGACGCTTTCCTGCTCCGCACGCATGTCCTCGGCGGGCTTTTCCTCAACCGGAGCAGGCTCCGGCTTCTTTTCTTCTTGGCTCATACGCTCCTCGGGAATGATCCACAGCTTGCACACGGCGTCGGCCGCGATGGCACCTTGAACGATGTAGCACCGGCCCTCTTCGCCCTCGAAGAAGACGCAGTTGCTGCACTTCACGCCATCCCTGGCGAACGGATTGTCGGTCATGTAGTGAGCGTCGTTCTGGCTCCAGGGGCCGTACTCCTCGGCAATGCCCTCATACGACTCGGCCAGGGTGAGGTTCGCAGCCGACAGGACGCTGCCGTACTCTTCCTCAATGGCCTCGCCGTCTTCGCCGATGTCTCGCTTGCCGCTCTCGCGTTCCATCTGCGCGACCTTGGCCTCACTCCACCGCCACGCCGGGTCACCGCCCCAGAGCATCCAGGCGGTGTAGCCAGGGGTTTCCTCGCCCTTGTTCGACCAGCCGGCCTTCTTGTCGACCTTGTGGCGGCGGAACCACGCCCGCATCTCGCGAACGTGCTCAGGCGTCAGCTCCTCGCGAGCCGCGATCTTGCCGGCACGGGCCACCGTCTCCGGCTTGAGGCCGTCGCCCGACCGACCAGCCTCGTGCAGGGCCAGACCGCGCTTCGCGGCGGCGGCCATGCCCGCCGTCGGGGTCAGATTCACGTCGGAGGCGGCTCTTTCCTCGGAAACAGGGGCGGTTTCAGCCGGGATGTCCACAGACGGGGCTGTCTCATCGGACGATGAGGCAGCACGCCGATCCACCCACTTCTCGCCAGCGTCGCCGCCGGCCAATTGCCACTCGATCCAGGCCGGCGAGCCCGACCAACCCGTCACTTTCGCCGCCAAACACCGCTCGTAGACGCCGGAAAGGTACGAAACCTCCTCGACACTGACGATTTCGCGGTTCGCGACTCGTTCGGCGATGCACAGGAGGCGAGAATCGATGTTTTCGTGCCTCTGAGCCAGCTTCAGACCTCGTTTTGACGCATTCGCCATCGTCTGGATGGGCCTGAACGACTCGCCGAGGGCCATTTCGATGGCTCGGCGGCTCACAACCACGCTGGAGGAGTCATATGCAGGCCGAACCACAGGCCCAACGTCCTCGAGCAGGCCGATCGCTTTCACTTCACGCCTGCGAATGCCACGCTGGTTGTCCGTCGACCACGAATCGCCACCATCTCGCTTGATCGCGAAGGCGAAACTGGACCCGACAACCGTCCGGTCCTTCACCCACTCGATCACGTCGCGGCCGATGGAGGTGTTTTCGTTCGGCGTGATCTCGTAGCGAAGCCCATACGGGTCTTTCGTGAGCTTCATCGACCCGTTTCCGGTGCGGCCGAGGAGCAGATTGCGGTCGTGATTGAACACACCGATGACATCGGGGTTCTCGGCGAGCACTTCGTCGAACGCATTCGGGTGAATCGTCTCGACGAAGCCGCCGAGGTTGCGACTTTCGGCGTTAAAGACGGCGGCATAGCCCGAAATCACGGGCTTTTTCTCGCCGTTCCCCATGTCGCGGTACTCGACCGTCGCGTCCGAAACCGTCGTGCGCCGCTCAATCTCGTTGCTCATGCCGTCACCTGATTCGCGAGGTAGTTATCCAGACCGATCTGCTCGATCACACGCTGCACTGCTTCGATTTTGGCGATCGCCTCTTCGCTGCCCTCAAGCAGCATGACGAAGGCCGATGCCGATATCTCGTCCCCGGCCGCCCGACACGCCAGCACCCCGGCCCTCTCGGCCTCCGCCGCAGCCGTTTCCAGCGAAAGATTCGCCGCGAGGATGCCCTCGTAGTCGTGCCTGGGCCAATCGGGCTGGTCGTGGTCGTAGGTCGGCTGAACGTCGTAGTATTCGAGCCGGGACTGCACCTCGTGCAGGTGGCCCCGCTCTTCCTCGGCGTCAGCGCGGCAGCCGGCTGCCAGCTTGCCGTACCCCCAGCGGTCGAGATGCTCCGCCTGCGACTGGTAGTTCTCAATCGCCAGCAGATGCAGCCGAACGGAGGCTTGGAGGGCGTCAATCACGCCTTCAGGTGCTTGCGGCATCGGTCGTCAGGTGCTTGTCGCACCAGTCCTCGGTGACTGATTCGTACTTCTGGCCGCTGCGATGACACTCAAGCAGGAGTTCTCGCGAGCGGGTCATCCACGTTCCCACAAACTTGTCGATGTCTCTGCCGGTAGCCTGTGCGGACTCGCGCAGCTCTTCCCGCATCCGGCCGGTCATTTGATCAAGCCACGCAGCAAGCTTCTCGGGCTTATTGCGTCGCTCAAGGACGCCGTCAGCCTCGATGGCGGCGAGCCGCCGGAGAGAGGTCTTGAAGACGACTTCGGCTCCTGCGATCTGGCGGGCGTCGGGGGCGTCTTCTGCGTCGGGGGCATCGCCAACCGTCGGTTCCGGCGGCCCGTCAACGCCGCCCTGGGGAGCGGGATTCTGCGGCTTCTGGCCGGTCGGGTTCTCAAGCGTGAACGCCTCCAGCAACTGCATGTTGACCTGAATGAACCGCTTCTTCCCGACGCCGCCGGGGAGCGGGTTGTAGCCGATCTGAGCGCGAATCTCGTCGATGTCGAGGGCTCCGAGGTTCGCCATCTCCCGAATGAACTGCGACCTCGCCGCGTAGTCGCCGGCCATCAGCGAGTTCAGGTCGAACTGGCAGAAATACTGCTTGTCGTCGACCACGAGGTCTCGCCGGCACGCCATCTCCCACCGCCGGCACCAGGGCAAGAGCGAGAACGTGACGAAGTCGATCGCCTGCTGCTCCACGGTGCTGTGGCGGACATCAGACAAGTCGCCAATCAAATACTGTGGCACGCGATAGCACCGTGCCACTTCGGCCAACTGGAAGCGCCTGGTCTCAACCAGTTGGGCCGTGTCGTTTCTGACCTCGACCTGCTTCCGGTGGAAGCCGAACGGCATGACGACGGTTTTGTATGCCTTGTCCGGCCCCTGGTGGGCATCGTTCCACTGATCCTTGAACCGGGCGAGCACCTCTGGCTTGTGCGGCTGATCGGTTTCGATGTACGTCCCGACCTGCGCGCCGTGCCCGAAGAAGCTGCCGGAGTGTAGCTCAGTTGCTCTCGCCAGACCGATCGCATCGCGGGACAGGCTCGTTGGGATAAATCCTGTCACCCCATCTGACGAGAGCCATCGCAAATGAAAAATCTCGTCCTGCCGATACTCCGTCGGGTCGGGCGTCGGCTGAATCAGCGTCGCGGGCTCTCGGTAGTAGTACCTCAGCTTGCCGTTGGTCAGCCGCTTGACCTCCATCCGCGACGGATGCAGCGGGATCAACTCAGTCACCGCGCCGTTCTTGCCGCCCTTGATGTAGGCGTAGGCGTTGCCCCACAGGAGCAGCCAGCTTTGCATCAACTCGCGGAACTCAAAGCCCGTCATCCACGAGTTCGGCTGGTAGGCGATCACCTCGTGCAGGTGCTGCTCCTCGGCGATCTCCTTGCCGCCGCCGGGAAGCCGCCGATACACGTTGAACGGAAGGCTGGCGAGCGACTCGGACAGCACGCGGACGCAGGCGAGAACGGCCGTGCATTCCAGGGCCGTTTCCGGCGAGACGGAGACCCCCGACGCAGTTCGCCGGGTGCTGGAAATCTCCTCGAAAATGCGGGAAAGATTACCGCGAAGCTCGATCAGATCGGAGACTTCCTCGTCGACTCTGTCCACGCTACAGCACCATGAGGTTTGGTTCGTCGGTATTGCCGTGGGTTTCGCTCGAGGCAATGCCCAGGGCCATGATCAGTGAGACCGCGCCGTCGATGCGGGCCGTGGAATGACTGTGCTTCTTGGTCGGCTTGATATTCCCGGCGTCGTCTACCTTCACCTGCACATTCGACATCTGCCACGCCAAGACGGGGTTGCCGCCGTGACGCAGTTTCTTGGAGATTGTCAGCGTCTCGAGCAGCTTCGACGGCGCTGACATGCTCGCAAAACCTTGTCCAAACGGCTTAACGTCGATTCCCTCCGCCGTGAGCTGCGTCGTCAGATGCACTGCGTTCCAGCGGTCAATCGCAATAGACCGAACCGCATTCTTCTCGCAAAACGAGAGAATGTAGTCGCGGACCACGTCGTAATCCGTTATGTCGCCATCTGTTAGTGTAACAAAACCGTCCTTCGCCCAGGCTTGATACGGCACCCTGTCCTCGCGACCACGCTTGATCGCGTTCTCCTCTGGGATGAAGAAGTGAGCGTGGATGTCGTAGGTGCCGTCGGCGTCCGGCCAGACCGCCACGAACGCCGTCGTATCGAAGGTGCTGGCGAGGTCGACGCCGCACCAGCACGGCCGCCCCGCCGTCGGCCTGAGCGGAGCGTTGTTGGCATCCCAGGCACCGTGCCTGATCCACTTCGTTTCCGATTTTTGCCACTGGTTCAAGTGGAGGGTTCGGAAAACGACTTCGTCGGTGGGTGAGGACTTGGCTTTTTCCGAAAATTGCCTGAAATAGTCGGGTTTTAGCGTGATTCCGTAGTTCGGGTTGGCCTTCTTCCAAGTCTCCTCGATGAACGGGTCGTCCTCGGGATCGGCGGCGTATATGCAGGGCAGGAACGAGTCGTCCTTCAGGACGCCGTCGCGAATCTTGAGTGCCCGCTGCCAGTCCTTGTAGCACGGGCCGTCCATGTCGGTGCCGGCCGTCGTGATGTAGATGGTCAGCGGCTGGCTTCTGGCACCCATGCCGGTCTCCAGAACGTCGATCAGCTCGCGGTCGGGGAAGACGTGCATTTCGTCAATGAGGCAGCAGCTTGGGTTGTAACCGTGTTTCGTGGCACTTTCGCTGCTGATGCACAGCATCGTGGAGTTCTTCTCAGGGAAGACGATGCTATTTCTGTAGATGCGGCATCTCTTCATCAGTGACGGACAACCCTCGACGAACTGCTTTGCAGCCGTGTGCAGGAGCGAAGCCTGCGCGCGGTCGCCGGCCGCGACGATCACCTCTGCCCCCTCGTCGTCGCAGCACATCATGTAGATGCCGATGGCGGCGCAGAGGGCTGATTTACCGTTCTTGCGGGGCAACGCGAGCAGGCTTGTCCGATACTGCCGCAGGCCGTCGGCTTTCTTCGTGTTGAAGAGCTTGTCGAGATATTCGTCCTGCCAGCGCTCGAGGACGAAAGGCTTCCCCGCAAAGTCGCCGCGACTGTGCTTCAGCAGGCCGATGAAATCGCGGATATCAACCACGCTTGGCTAGAAGAGCGTCCATCGGGTCTAGCACGACCTTCTCGGCGTGATAGCCCATGCGGGTGCGGTCGGCAGGCGTTAGGCCGAGAACAGTCTCAAGCTGCCGCAACTGCTCGTGGCAGTGGTTACTCTGCGACTGCCACTTGTTCGGTCGGCTGAACCGGAGGGAGCCGTCGGGGGCCGTCACCTCGACCCAACCGGAATCCATCTTGGCAAGCTGCATTTCCGCCTCTCGCCAGCGATCCCAGATGATCGAATACCGCGAGATCACCTCGACATCGCTTTCGGCCAGGGTGCCCATTCTCTGGGTGTAGCCGCAGACAAGGTTGAACATCTCCCTGGCTGCCGGCCGCATCCAGTCGGGGGCGGACGGCAGAGAGTGCAGGGGGGTGCCAAGCTCCTCGCGGTAGTTGGCTTCCTCAGAGCCTCTCAGCTTGAGGAGGTGCTTCGGCGTTGGTGCTGGGCCTCTTGCCATGCCTACGAGTATTGCACAGTAGGCAATGGCCCCGCAAAGGAGTCGGATTTCTTTATGTTGCACGCCCAGCAGGCGGCCTGGACGTTACTCGGTCTGTGGCCTGGGCCGTCGGGACCGTAAGACAGCGGCACGATGTGATCGATCGTGGGGCTGCGGGGATGCGGAGTCTCGCTGCCATCGATCTTTGTCCACCGCGGAAGCAGCTCGCACTGGCATATCTGGCACGTCCAGTTGTCCCGGCGAAGGATCGACGTTTTCGAGAACGACTCGTAGTGGCACCCGTACTTAACGCATCGAAACTTGTGGCCGCCAGCGTTGCCGCCGACATTCAGCGGGTCGCCTGCGTCATTGCCCCAGGTTCCGAACCACACAGCGATCTGCTCGTCAAGCGTTGCCCCCGGCCGCCTTGTCAGTCTCGCGCATGGGAGGCGAAGCCGCCTCGCCTCAAATGCGCATTCCCTGGAGCAGTATTTTCCGGCATTTCGCCCGGTTCCTCGTTTTCGGAACGGCTTCTGGCAACAGAGGCACTGCCGCTGCGCAGCACGGCTCTTGTTTCTTTTGATCGTCTCGGGTGCCCTCGCCAGCGCGACACAGCTCTGGCTGCAAAACTTGCTCCCAGAGTGCCTCTGCTTGAAGCTTTTTCCGCACTGCTGGCAAGGCTTAACGCATGGGCGGTTGGGGTATCGGCACTCGTCGCTACAGTATTTTGAGTTCTTAAACCGAACGAAGCCCTCACCGCATCTCAGGCATGTCCCGTGATGCGTCGGCTTCTTTGTCTTTCGCAGCTTGCGGCACTGATCGGAGCAGACTTCCCGGCGTCTGCCGACACTACTTGCGTCCTGCGGTACGTCTTTGCCGCAGACAGAGCACGGCACGACCGCGGGCTTCGGCGACCGCGACGAAGCTCGGCAGCAGGCCGCAGAGCAATACGTCCTGGGCTTAACGCCAAGGGAGGGCGGCACAGAACCGCCGCATACGGGACAACTTTTGCCTTCCTTGGCGTTTTCTCCGGCGTCTCCACGCACGGGTCATAGGCTACCAGAACAGAGTGTTTTTGCCAAACCGTCGGATCGTGGTCGGCGGCCAGCAAATTGGTTAGGCCGACCGGGGCGCACGGAGCGGAGGACATGCGGTCTGCCCTACAAAGCCGACCGGCGCAAGCCCCCCCATCCCCCCCGCAAGCATCCGACGGCGTCCCCTCGCAGTCTCGACGACGGCAGGGGCTCAGGCATCGGCAGGCAGGCGACGACGGCAGGGGCTCAGGCTCGATGACGGCGGGTGATTTTCTCACGATGCTAACTGTCCGAATAATCAAACGGCC